TTTGTAATCATCTCTTTGCCAGTCCCTATTATGTCTTTACTAACTCCGTAAGTTGGCACCGCTATCTTTGAACCAACTCCGTAAGCTTTCTCAGCCCACTTCGAACCTACTCCGTAAGAAGCTTTAGTACCCTTCGCAGCGACTACGTAACCAGCTTTAGTACCCTTCGCAGCTACTCCGTAACCAGCTTTAACAGAAGTCTTCAAAGCTTCTAATGGGTTTGTAATCATCTCTTTGCCAGTCCCTATTATGTCTTTACTAACTCCGTAAGTTGGCACCGCTATCTTTGAACCAACTCCGTAAGCTTTCTCAGCCCACTTCGAACCTACTCCGTAAGAAGCTTTAGCAGCTTTTTTAGAAGCTTCAAATGGGTGTACGACAGCGTTTACTACATTTCTAGTGTATTGTCCTGTTGTTTCAAGCCCACTACTGAGTTGATCGTATGAATCGAAAGACGGTATGTCTACAGAAAACAGTCTTTTTGTAGCCGCATCATTAATAGGCCCATACGCAGCTTCAATGTTCTGCATAACCTCGGCGAATTCTGAAGCACGAGAAGACGCACTAACTTTGTTAAATATACCATTAGTAGTCAAACTCTCCTCTAGATTTATTTGTGTTTTGGTTTTAAGTGATGAACTGTTTGTAACTCCACCACTAATACGCTTATACACATTTTCAATATACTTCATTGCGTTATTGTAGTTTAAACTACTGGCATCTAACTGCTTAGGAGTATCCGCAAAAATATTTTCCGGACGAGACTTTTTTTCTATTTCAGGAAACAATCTTTCTGTAACCCTTTCATTGGCAGGCCCATATGCCTCTTCAATTCTTTGTGTAATTTCAGCTTGTGTTAAACCACTAGGATTAGATTGAACAGTACTACCGTTTTGTGTGGCATTCCCTTCTTTTCTTCTATTAACAGCAGCATCAAAATCTTCTTTGCTATCGTGTCTAGCATACCCTGAAGCATCAGCAGTGTAATAATGTATAGGTCTTCCTCGTTCGTCCACATCTACTCCAACCCTACCACCAGAAGCATAACCCAACATCTCATCATAACGTTTCCTCTTTTGTTTACCGGTCTCAAAGTAAGAACCTCCTGCACCCTCATCAAAAGATATACCTCTATCTTCAGTTATTCTTCTAAGAAGTTTTTCATCATCTTCTGTTTCTTCTTTTTTACCAAACCAATGCTCTTTTGCAGTTTTAAGCCAATTTTCTACTATACCACCTTCAGCTTTTTTTAGTACTTTACCTTTCAAATCAAACAATGTAGGATCTTGGTTCTTTTTAAAAAAAGCATCTTGTGCATCGTATGGAAGTTTATCCAAATCAGTTTTTTTATACATACCCGGATCTATTCCTGAAAGCTTACCTTTCTTATCGAAACCAAAATTTCCAGGATGTAGATCACCAATTTGGTAAAACTGACCAGACTTACCCCTACTAAAGTAAGTTTGCCCATAATTACCAGGAACAGCCCCCTGCTTTTCTAACATGCCTCTAATACCTAATACAGGATCTAAACTTTTAACTTTTTCTGTGTCAAGTAACGTAGAGATTGAAATGTCCTTATCTTTAAATTTACCATGGGCTAGAAACTTATTAGCTGAACCGATTTCATTTAGCTCTCGTTTAGTTAAATGCTGTCCAATTTTAGCCAACAATTCTTCATCTGTAAGCTCATCAGCAATACTAAATATATTACCTTTCCTTACTTTTTCCAACGCTGTTGGGCTACTAAGTCCGCCTAGTCTGACTGCTTTATCTCCACGCTTGAATACTAAAGCTTCATTACCACCGGCCAAATATTTAAAATCTTTTTTAAAGGATTTACTTTTTGAAAGTTCTTTAACCGCTTGAGAACTAAGAGCGTCTTTAGCTTGTTCCGATACTATAGGATCAACATCTTTGGCTAACAGCTTAAGCTGTCCCTTAAGTGAATCAGTAGGTGGTGCCAACTTCTTAACTACCGCAGTACCTCCAAGCAAAGTCTCAAGTATAGCTGTTGTTATACCCATACCGCCTTTACTAATACCTTCCTTCATACCACCAGTAACTTTAGCTACTTGCTCTGAGGTAATACCTCCTTTTACGAGATCAATTAAATTACTACCCACTTGCTTTCCAACATCTAAAGTAGCACCAAAACCTTCACTACCAGCAAACCCTGCCATTTTTTCTGTCATAGCTCCAAAATCAACAGGAGATTTAAGTAATCTAGTAACCAACTCTGTAGTAGCAAGACCAGCTTGCTTCATCAAGCTTCCAGGTGTCATATCTTTGTCCGATAATGCCAATCTTTCTGATTCTAGATAACTAACAAAATTCTGCATATCGTCAGAAATTGAAGACACTTTACCCCCATTACTGAATACTGGTACAGATGACGACACATTACCACCATTACTAAATGTTGGTATAGATGACGGTACATTGCCACTAGAATTCATGTAATCAAGTACTTGAGGACCTAATTTCTGTGCTGAATTAGCCCTAATTACATACTCACCTGGGCTTAACCAGGCCGGCACCTTATCTTCTTTCGGTCCTCCTGGACCAAACACCCTTCCTCCGGCAGCTTTTTTCTCGAAAGGCTTACGTTCTGGTTCGAAACCGCCAAGCCTGTCTACAAACCTAGTAATAGCATCACCAGCTATTTCAAATGGGTTCCTTATGTCTGTAGGATTTAAAACCTCCATGAACTGTTTTACTTTATCAGTTCCCCTTGTTCCAATCTTAGACGCTCTATCCTGCATATCACCAATAAAACTCTTATCGTAATCAATACCAAACTCTTTTTCAGCTATCATTGTTAGAATAGCGTTTGTATCGGTAATAGCTGAAACTATCGGATCATAAATAAGCTGTGCTTCTAATCCATCTTTTGAACCCATCATTGCCTTCTTCATAGCTTCTTGGATCTCTACTGACATATTACGTACTTTTTTCTGGTCCCAAGGTCTAATTCCCCTGTAAGTTAGTGGTGTACCCTGTTTCTCAAGTTCGTCTATTTTACTTTGTTCTGCTTTGTACTCCTTTCTAGTAAGACTTCCTTTGTTTGCTTTAAGCTCCTTACGAGCTTGTTCAATGGTTATCCTTTTTGCCGCATTATTTAGAATATCGACTAATTCTTGCTGCATATGTCCTGCAGCCATAACCTGCTTACCACTTATAAAAGGAGACGCTTTAACACGTCCAAGCTCTGTGACCTGTTTCTCATAAGGTTGTAATCCTCTTCGTAACTTGTCATCTTCCTCACGTTGTTTAAACGCCTGTATATCTCTTACACGTTGCTCTGGTAAATCAGAAAGCTGTCTTCTAAGTTTACTAGCTTCGTCTGGTGAAGCAGTTCTTAACTGATCAAGTAACTGTGCCCTCATCACTTCATATTTAGTTGACAACATATGCTGTAAATCCATACCTACTCTACTACTCATACGAGACTCTTCAGTAGACACTGGAACAACAGCATCTGGATCTGTCCCGCCCAATAACTTGTTCATGCGGCCTTTATACTGCTGCATACCTGGTATATTTTCTACAGCTTCTTGAACACCAATCTCCTTGAGAGAGTCTTTTAGACGGTGCATAGAGCTAGCAAACTGATCAAACAATCCCTTTAACTTACCAAACTCCCTAAGTTTTTCGGCAAACTTACCTATCACACCAATCTGGTCTGTCATAGTGTCATTAAGATCTTTGTGACGTTCTTTAGCCCTTCTTTTTACATCATCATCGTCAGTAGTATCTACTAAATCTTCCTCAACCCTCGCCGCCTGTTTTAACATTTCTAAATTATTACGCATACTTTCTAATTGTTGCACACCGGCAGAAAAACTATCTATAACACCTTTAAAGCTCTTACCGGAGTCATTATATACCCTTTGCTGGGTAGACATCTGATCTTCAGCTATAGGAAGCTCCACTTCCCCCGAAAAACCTTGTAATTGTTTATTTAGTAAGTTAGTTGGGGAGAAACGACGGCTTATGTTAAACGAATCTATTTGACCCCTTCTGTCACGAGCTGCTGTTTCTTGTTTAATCTTTAAACTTTCTCTAGACTCTCTATCTGCAAACTTATTCTGAACTTTCCTTTGCTCATCAAGAGCTTTCTTTTGTTCTTCTATATATGTATCTCTAATTTCAGCTATCTGGCGTTTAATAGACTCTTTAGCTTTTTTGGTATCCTGCACCATAGACTTGTCAATAGTAGTAATATCGGATACCTCAGCTACAGCAGTACCTACTTCTTTCTGTAAATCAGTTAAAGCCATCTCAGCTGCATCTGGGTATTTCCTAATGAGCTCAGCTAATGCTTCTGACTGACGCTTCATAATCTTTTCTGTCTCTGCCAATGCAGTCTTATCTGCAGTTTTATTAGACATATAATCAGACAACCCGACTGCCAAATAAGCCACTATAGCCTGTTTCAGTTTAGATGGTGCTTCTGCTTTCTCTAAACCACGTACCATATACTCACCAGTTTTTTCTAACTCTGGGCCAAAAGACTCAGCCACATACTTATGCAAGTCGTCTTTACCTGTAACAGGGTATTTAGACAAAACATCGCGTTTATCTTCTCTTCCTAAACCACGTAAAAACTTGGCAGTCTCAGCATTCTGACGCGTTGTAAGATCCTTGTAAACCGCTGAATCTGTTGCTTTACCATCCTCCAAAAGACCAGACTTTTCTTTAGTTTGACTTCTCATCATAGCGGCGTACTTAGCAAAATCTGGACCCAGAGAAGTGTAATCTTTCATGGATTTAGCCCGACGACCCAAACTAGCATCCAATTTCTTTATTAACTCTTCTGAATCTACTTTTGTAGCAGCTGTTCCTATATCTTTGGCACTTTTACCAAACACTTTTTTAGTTCTGTCGACAAAGTCTCTAGACATCTCCTTACCTGCATTTTTAAGCATTTTAGCATCACGTAAACCAGGCTTCTCACCTTGAATTGTCTTCTTACCTAGCCGCTTAATTTCTTCACCGAACTTCTTAGCACTATCTGGTAATTGTTCACCAGTAACCTTAGAGGCTATTACCATTGCTGCGTAAGTACCAGCAGCACCTACACCTAAGGCATTAATTTGTTTTTCGGTTAAACCAAACGCTTTTGATAGCTCTACAGCTGCAAAACCTGTGGCACTGATTGCCGCAACAGTGCCATAAAAATCAGCCTCACCACGTTTTTCATCTCTTTTAAGAGTTAAAGATTCGCGTTTCTTTATTAACCCAGTTAACTCATCAGCACCAGCACCAGCTTGTCTTTTATCTGTAACCTGTTGATCTATAATTGATATTTGTTCGTCTATCTTACTAATTATATTTTTATTTCCAGACTGTTGAATCTTGGAAAGTGCTGCAGTAACAGCCCCAACTCTAGCTAAGTTCTTGCTAGAAAAAGTTGTCTGTTTTACGGTAGCCTGCTGAGCCTTCTCAAAATTTTTAAAAGCTTTACTTTCCTCCATAGGAGGACGACTACCTATCCCAAGAAAACCTTTCTTTTCTGGACCATACTTCTTTAGTCTGTCCAAAAACACCTTAGAATCCACACCTGAAAATGCTCTTTGTTGAAATTCCCTACCAGTAAACCGTTTAGAAAAGAGAGTAGTATTACTACTTACCATCTCCATACCCTTCTTGTAACCTACTTGAGCTATAAGCTGCTTAGACAATATATCTAATGCTTTATTTGAAGATATTACAGTGTCTTGATCACCTCTACCCTCTGCCTTTTTTCTAACTCTAGAAACACGCTCTAACGCGTTTACTGTCTTCAGTGCATTTCCACTCACACCTACACCTAAACCAGCCCCTAAATTATCAAATATACTAGTTAAACTCTTCTCAACAGCTTCTGGATCTCCTAGATTTTCTAATATCTTATCTAGTTTATCCACTGTATTAGAGGTATTCTGTTCTATCCCCTTATCTATCTGTGTCAACTCATAGAATGGACCTTCCCCTCTTTCAGGGACCACCTTTTCAACATAGTTCTGTAGTTGTTCTGTAGACATACTTGCCCCAAATCCCCCTGCCACGGAAGATATATCATCGATATGAACAATAGCACGCTCAAGTTTGTCTATCATATCCATATTACTTTGAGTTGTTATTTCAAAAGCTCTTAATTGAGTTGCCTGTTTTCTAGAATTAGGATCTCTAGTTAATAAGCTCTGTCTTGCGGTTACATCTCTCACATCTCTAATACCAAGATCTATATTTTCTAAACCTATAGGCATACCACGAGTAAGCCCCCCTGGGGTAACATTGATATCTGCACGACGTCTCATAATAGCTAGCTCTTCTCTAAGTACACGCTGTCCTGTAGACATCTCTTTCATGAGATCAACAAAAACTGCTCTGAATTGTAATACAACTTGATTATTCTTAAGAACATCCAAAAGTTTATTAATTTCATCGTAAAAACCTTTAGATATAGCAGTATCACTAACATCTAAACCCTCTAACTGTAACTTCTTGAATTGTTCGGTCTTATTACGCAACTCCCCCATTGGTTTGAAAAAATAATTTTCAATATCACCCTTAAAATCCTTCATTCCTTCGAGCTCACCATAACCTGACCCAGGAAGAAACCCTTTATTGCCCTGAAGAAGTGTAGTAGTGGGGATTTCACCAAAAAAACGTTCGCCTAAATTAAAATCCCGTTTAAAATCTTTCTTAGATAACCCAGTCAACCCAGCAGAAGCTCCAGCAACAAACGTATTCAATGCGTCCATTCGGTAAGCTATATCTTCTTTTACCTTCTGTAATGGAAAAATACTCTCCACCATATTATCAACATCTGACAACGAACGCTCTTCTAACTTTAAAGTTCTTGTATTGAAATATTCTATTACCCACTCATCAGTATCTTTCAATTTTACTATAGCCTGAGCACCTGCTATATTATATTTATCAGCCATATCTTTATGAAACATAACTATATCACCAGAAGCAGCTTTTCCGGAACGTGGTTTTACACCGGCCGATTCTAAATTTGCTTTTGTAAACTCAGATACAACGTCTAAACTTCCTGCAGTAGATGGGTTAAGGGCAGTAATAAGCTCTTTACCCATTATATCTTGCCACTTAACTCCTTCAACTAATTTAAATCTTGGATCTATTTTTATCTGCATCTCGTAAGCTTTTCTAAGCTCAGGAGAACCAACTACTTCTTCTATCTGTCCTTTATTAAGCCCCCTTAGATTTGCACGAGAAAGAACAGTACTATACACCCTTGTCATATCAGAAAACGTGTCTTTATATGCATCACGTGCTTTACCAAGAACTCCCTGTAACCTCTTAATATCAGCATCCCCAGCAGTTGATAGAGGATATTTTTGTTTTAAATTTAATCTCTTATTAAGATCTGTAGCTGCTACCTCTAATTGCTGTGCAGGACTAACTTTAATATGTCTACCTACCAAATCCCCTATTACTGGAAAAGCCGCAGCTAATTCTTTAAAAGCCATCTTTACCTTTTCAGTTTTATTTCCACTAGACAAATCATCTAAGTACTTACCAAGTATTTCCAACTCTGTAGCTACACCAGCTTGTACATCTAAATTCTCTATATCTTTTAGATAAGATTTAAAATTCTTACCAGTCTTAAGAACAGCATTACCGAGATCATCATAACCAACTACTAAGTTTTGATTAGAGTCTGCTATCTGGTTTGTAAGATCAACGGCCCTACCTTGTACCTTCTGTAATGTGGTTAGGGGCGACTCGTAAGTACCCAATTCCTGCCTTCTGGCCTTAACTTCTGGGTCTCTAACCTTTTCTACATTTTTAACTTGGCCTGATAGGGCCTCATATTCTTGTACCATATCTCTAACTGATTTAAGTTGAGATTCATTCTTACGGCGAGCCCCGTCCATGATTTTTTCAAAACCTTGTGCACTATTTGTCATTTTTCCAAAATATTCTGAAGCTGCCTTAATAGCTGGAACCATAGCAGCAACAGTTAACGCTAATGGTGCAACTGATTTAACAAAACCAGTATTCTGTGTAGTAAAATCTTTTAAAATTTTATGTCCACCGGCACCTACCTGCTCCCCAACAGCGTCCACGGCCTGTCCAGTTAAGTATGTAGCTGATCCAACTATTTCTGAGGCTAGTGCAGCGAATCTAACCAAAAGCTTTGCACCACCCTTCATAACACCTTGACCTTTCAAAACTGATTTTATCGCTACAGCACTAAGCCCTTTTCTTGCTGCACCGCCTTGAAGTACGTCCTTCAACCCCTCAAGTCCGACATTATCTGCTCCTCCAGCAGCAAGGCTTAAAAAAGCACCAACATCTTGTGCACCTTCCCCAACCTTTTCTGTAAGAGCACCAGTACCGACTATCATTCCACCAATCATTTCATTATAGCCCCTACCCCAACCCTGTAGTAAAGACATCGTCTTACCTATAGACGAATGAAAATCTGACATTTTCTCACCCTGCTCAGTAAGAGGGAACCCTTTTTGTTTTACAGCATTAGCAGTCTTAGTAGCAGTAGGTGTTAAAGTTTTAAGACCAAATATATTAGTAGTAGCGTCAGCTTTACCTAATATTTCATACTTTGCAATCTTCATGCTCTTCGAGAATTCATTTCCGAAATTACTAAAAAGACTAGCCCCCTTCTCTACACCGCTACCAATAGAATCAAATAAATTGATACCTTTAGCACCGAATGTAAAAAACGCAGCTAGTGCTGCAGAAGCAGCCTTAATCGGTGTTGGTATTGCAGTCAAAGCTTCAAATAAAAACGTTAGTGACTTAGCACCAGCTGTGAATGTCGGTAAAACTATATTACCTATTTCCATCTTAAACTCAGTGGCAGCAGCTTTTGTCCTCTCAAGCTGTTTGCCGTAAGTTTTCATGATTTCAGCATTACGTCTCTCAGCAGACCCTTTAGAATTAGTACTATTTCTAATTCCTCTAAGAACTTCATCCCACTGATCCATTAAAACTAGTACACTATTGTACTGTCTAGTACCACCAATTGATTGTGCAACATTCATTCTCTGGGCTGATGTTAAATCATCCCACTGACCTGCCAAATCACCTAATACATCAAAAGCCCCCCTTAACTCACCTTCAGGCGTTAAAGTTGGAATCTTTAGTTTAGCAAGTGTTTTAGGACCTTCTTCAGCAAACAACCTTCTAAAAATAAACCTAAAAGACGTACCAACTTCCTTACCAGTCTGCCTAGTTACAGCACCAACAGCTGCAACCATACCATTCAATTGGTCAAAATTAACACCAGCACTCTTAGCAGCAGCAGCTGATTTTTTAATAGCATTAGCCATATCATCTGCTGTAATAGCGTGCTTAGCCTCAACCTCACTCCAAGCATCCAAGAATCTCAGTGATTGTGAACCCTCCTCACGGAAGACCCTCATAGCAGCTGTTAAAGCTTCGGTAGCTTCCTTAGAATTTAAGGTAGTAACGTTAGAAGCCAGCGTAGCTGTTTTAGTTCTACTAATTACATCGCCCTGTTTCAAACCTTGCTGTGCAAAAACCTTCATTGATTTCAACACATCAGTTACAGGAACACCGTATTGCTTAGCAAGTCCAGAAGCAGATTTAGTCATTTTCTGGAAATCTGTTTCAAGAGGGCTCATAACCATTCTCAAACTTGCTACACCCATCTCGATGTTTGTAAGTTCGTCTAAAGATGATTTAAGGTTAGACACACTACCATATACTAAACGAGAAGCTGCTCCCCACAAAGTAACACGTCTTACCGCGTTACTAAATGTAGCATTAACTTTTTGCATCTTCTCAATTATGTCCTGTTGTGACTCTGAAAACTGTCCTACTTTTTGGCCTGAAGCTAAAAGCTCTTCACCGTATTTACTAAAATGATGGGTAACATTTTTTATAGTTTCGCCTGCCTGACCAACTATTTTTTCACTATAACTAAAACGCTCACCAATGTCAGGACCGCCTTCCTCAGAAGGACGTCTGAAATATTCCCTTGTTGATTGAATATTTCTAGCATGTAAGGCTCTCTGATTAGCAGGAGTCTCAAATTTAGGTACTGGCACAATACCTGTCTGTCCGTAACCAGTCTGTTCACCCCCTAAATTCATATGTGAATACATACCCTCTACCTTCTTAAGATACTTGACTATGTTTTCAACATTCTTCCTTTGCTCAGCATCCATCTCCTTATTATCTCTAAGGATCTCTTGTAGGGCAGCTCTTAATCTTGTTGTTCTTGCGGTAAGTTTATCAAAATCCCAAGCGTCTAATATCTCTGGACCTAAACGTTTAAATTTTTCACCGTCTGAAAGAATCTTAGCAAAATCCTTGTTCATATTTGATAGATCACCAAAAATAGCTCTAGCAGCTTCCACAGGAGGCGTTTTTCCTGTCTCACTTTTTATACCCTGTACAACACCCCTAAAACTTTCTATCAGCTTAGGATCGTCACCTAACGGCTCTCCAGCCTTCTTCATGACCTGAGACGGACTCATATAAACACCAGCCTTTTTAGCTAGTGAAGGATACACAAATCTCTTGTCATCGGTATAAATATCAGTACGCTTCCCAACACTACGTCTTACAAACTCTTGGGCTCTAGACACCCTATTAGTAAAATCACCATACTTCTGATTAGATCCCCTAACATCTCCAGCAGCCTCAAGTGCCTGCATCTCTTCATAAGCATCATCAGCTCTCTTAAATAACCAATCACCAACAGCTATTCTATAAAGCTTCCAAACATTAATCATATCCATACCGGTAAAATCTGGACGATCCATTTCTTTTAATTTACCAGTAAGGTCTATAAAAGACTGGTAATCTGGTCCAGAATCTTTAACGGACTCAATAGATTCTTTGATCTGCTTCGGCATTTTGTCAGTAGTATCAATACTTAAACCCTTAGACTTTTGATACAATTTTGACTGATCGTGTAATAACTTAAGGTTTGTCAAAAAAGCCTCAGCAGTTTCTCCCTCTACTGCTTGAGGTGGTACAAGATATTTATCTAACTCACTTGGAGTAAGATTCTTATACATTTCCTTTCTCGACATTTGCTCGGCAGCAGCCTTCGTACCCTTTCTAGCCTTTTCGTACTCTTTACCGCGTTTGCTAGCTCCTATACCAGACGCCATAGCACGAATACCGCCACCACCACGCTCTCTTTCATATGCTTGTTTCGCTAACTCCATAGCCCTATCAAGTTCTTCAGTTGAAGCTCCTTCAGGCTTAGCAGCTCCTGCTTGATTTCTTACGTTAGTACGTAAGAACTTCTTGCCTCCTGCTTGTTTAACTATAGTTCTAGCACTAGCTAAAGCCTGCATATCTTTCTGGAATCTTTCTGGATCAAATCCAAAAGATACTGCAGTGTAATCCTCTATGTTCTCACCACGACCCTCTCTATCATAGAATCTAATTTCAGCTTTAGCAGTTTCATCGAATATTTTTAAGTAAGCATTAAGCTGACTAAAATTATCTTCCAACTGCAAAGCTGTGCGATCATCCAACTGTTTAGATACTTCAGTAAAATCAGTAGAACCTGCTTTCTTTACTGCAGATTGAATCTTTTCAAATTTATCAACACCTACGGTTTTAATATCGGCCACAGTGGTTACCTTTTTCTTTTCGGTACCTTCGTACTCAACAATGTCAGCGAATCCACCAATAACACCACCAACACCGTCTACAAACTCACCGTACTTTTCAACCTCCACATTACCCTGCTTTTCTAAAGACTTTTCAAACTTAGCATGAATAGCAGAACCCCAGTCAGCTAAGGCTTGCGATGCTGGAGCTAATGGCTCTCTTGAAATCATATCTCTAGCTATACGTTCGACCTGCTCTTTTAGACGCCCCTCCTCAGTAAACTCTTTTGCTCCTCCACTATAAGCAAAACCACCACCAGCAAATTTACTTGGAGAATAAAAATCCTCATAACTAGTAGACCTACCACCAGTTCTTGGAGGCTTAGTTTTTTTAAGTATATCACCCAACTCTTTAGTATCTTTAGCAAACTGTTGAAGTTCGATGTCCATTTCTGCAACTCTATCAACAGATGTAGGAACTCTTTCTACTAAACCCAACCCTTCAAGCCCCTTAACATTAAGTGTAACTCCTGGATCTGTACCTACGAGATGGACTGGTACAACACCACCTGCACCACCCATCATACTAGCACTTGCAGGGCCTCCTTCTTTACCAAAAGCCATAGCAGCCGGCTGTGTTAATCTGGCTCGTCCATTCTTAAACTTCATCTTTTCCCTAGCAGCAGTAAAAGCCTCACCACGGGTCTTATCATAAGTACTATATTGGCTTACCTTATCTGGTCTTGGTAATAAATCTTGCAACACTCTTCCCTCAAACTTTTTAGACACTAGAGAGTCAATTACTCTGTCTAATTGTGCAAGTGCTTGTGCTTTATCTACCATTCTGTCTACATAATCCTTAACAGAAGAGTTAACCTCCTCTTCAGACATTCCTGTATCTTTAAGTTCACTGTGTTTAATATCTGCAAATTTCTCTGAAGATTCACGACGAATACCAAACATCTCAGTATTACTTAATCCAGGAACTCCTGCAAGGTCAGAAAGCCTAGAGACCTCATCTTTCATACCAGTTCTCATATTAAGAACTGAGTTAGCAAAATCAGAAACACCGCTTCTAGACAATGTACGCTCTGCTATAGCAACACCTTTAGAAGCCTCTGAGTTGTAACCTTCTTTCATTAAAGCAGTTATATATTTTTCAACTTCTTCTTGTTGGCTATACAATGCGTCAACAGCACCTCTAATCATATCAGCGTAAGCCCCGCCCTGCTTACTCCCAGCAAAAGACCTTAGTTCTTGTTTAATATTAGAAGCAGTAGCCGCTGCTTTTCTATATTTAAATTTGTAAGATTTAGTATCCTTCTCAGACAAACCTTCTAATTCACCTTCAGGTACTTGTAAATCGCCAAACTTACCTCTGTATTTGTCATACTCAGCTGTTGGTGACGAAAAAAACGTACGCATACCATACAAAGGCTGCTTCCCTTCTGTAATATCCTGACGAATATTAATACCTCCACGTTCCATCTGCTGTTGGACAGCTTGATTTGCCCAGTCTTTTATACTATCTTTAACCTCAGGTAAACCTCCTCCAGGATCTTTCTTCTTAGCTGACGACCAAGTCTCCGCCTGTGCTATCAACCCATCAATAGCTTCTTTTTTTATTAATCTAGAAAGCTCCTCAAGAAACCCCTTGAAACCTATCTTATCTACCATTAGTTGAATTAAAGCTTCCCTATCCATACCAGACACATCCATTTTTTCACCACGAGAGTCTATAACCTTCTTGGCTTCTGACATAATGTCAGATGTGGATAAAGCACCTAGCCTCATTTTTACCGCGGATTCGTTAGCCCCAGCAAAATCTCTTAAATCACCAAAAGTTTTATCATTTTCATCTTGTACTCTTGACCACAGCTCTGTAGCCCCCTTAACGCCTCTAGTAAGATAACCAACCATCTCACCAGCTACTGGTTTTTCTCCTGCATGTTTAACGTCCATACCTTTCTGAATACCGAAACGAACCACCTCATTCATCATTGTATTAAATTCTTCTTCTGGGCGACCCCCCATAGACTTCAAACTAGAAGGAAAACGACTTTGAAAATACTTAGAACTCTTATCTGGGCGTCCTGCAATTTCACCGCCTCCAAAACCTACAGACGACTCTGCAAGCCTTTGAACTCTATATAAAGACTCAACTTCAGGGCCAGTATGTACCTTAAACAACTGGGCTTCAATGGCGTCTCCAAGTTTTTCCTCATACAACCTCTTTTTAATACCCTTCTCAATAACAGTCATTAGATCTGCATGATGGGCACCGATAGCCTCCATTATATTTTGAGTAGCTTTGTCTGCGTCTGATGTATCTACATTACCTATCGTTTCCATTACGGACGCAATCTGATCAATAGGTTTATTTTGTGTTACTAGAACATCCTTAATAACGTTCTCTACATTACCTATATTTGGGTTATCCTTAAGTACATTAAGGGCTTCCCCTGAAGATAAGTATTCAAGTTCTTTTGTTAAGAACGGACTTTGGAGAAAATCAAATCCTTTACCAGCTGGAAATTTTTTCTCAAACGCTGCTGAAGATTCACCAAGTACGTACTGTCCTGTAGATGCAACTGGAGCTTCTGATAAAAATTGTGTTCTAAACACGTCAGCAGTATAAGGATCTTTAGAACTATCCCTTGTGTGAAATCTTTTAAAATGAGATTCTATATCTTTTCTAGCAGATACTGTTCTTGCTGAATGAAGCTCTATCTGATCACCGTCAAAATCAAGTTTCTGTGCTTGAGAAGTGTACTTAGGAATAACTTCTGCTATAGCAGCACTAAGATCTCTAATAAGCCCTGTAGCTCTTTCTATCTCCTCCTGAGGAACCCCAGCTTTCTGTAACTTCTCTCTGTTAGAAATTTCATCTTTGAGCCGTTCTTGTAAATTACTTAAAATAGGCGACAATTCATCCAAACCTTCAGGTACACCTGGGGCTACTAGAACATTTCTAGCGAGCTTAGTACCTTCGGTTGTCTGATAATCTTTTTCTTCCAGTAACTTAGGTTTAAACGGAACTATGGATGAAGTACCTGTAAACGGGTAACGAATACTCTCTACATACGGCACAAGCTCATCGTCTATATACTTAGAAAGAACATCCTGCATTCCAGGAGACTCTTTTTTAGCCCCTTCTCTAATCTGTTCTATATGTTTAAGAAGATCGTACAGTGTACCAGAAACAGCTTCAGGCTTCTGTTCCTTAACCCCCATAATTGGATCCTTTGTGTCAACAAACTTCTTAACAAAATCTAAAGGTATCTTCTTGGCAAAAGTAGTAGGTACTCCAAGTTCTGTTTCTTTTAAAACTGGCACACCTATTTTCTGGTAATTTACAACTGCCTCTGAATGTTTCTTAGAAATATCTGCTAAACTATCAGCAGATACACCAAGATTAACACCATATTTAGACTCTATGGTTACTAAATCTTTACCAAACTTTGTAATATCATCTCTCTTATCTACTACTGCCGTAACAGCTTTTCCAATGACAGCAGGAATCTTTCTACTAAACAACAACTCATTAATACTTCCAGTTTTCCCTGTAGCAGCATCAGCAAGTGAGTTATAATAATCTATTCTAGCTTTATTTAATGCAGATACACGTTTATCTATAGTGTCCTGCACAACATCTATGCCCAACTTCTGTGCGAAAACTCCACCAATACCCTGATCTAATGCACGAGTTAATCCTGTAGGAGCTGCCAACTGTTCATGGGTTCCCTTCTTTTTACCAACTAACAAATCCCCCATAGTGGATATAGTAGTTGCCATTGCTTCTGGCTTTGTCTTGAGCCCCTGAGATACTTTGTTAATTTGACCTTTATAGAAATCCTGAGCAAACTGCTGTTCTGTCCTACCAGAAGTATTAATTAGTGATGAACTAGGGGCACTTGTAGTAGACATAGCTGAAAACATTTTGTTAAGTATACCGCTCAATTGTTCCTCGGCATCTGGAGCCTTAGATTTAGCTATATCCCAAGACTCACCAATCCATGTTCCTATAACTGGTGGAATCTTTTTTCTAATATCATTTGCATCTAAAGACTTATCTGGGTCCTCCATAACTTCCTGCAACTCTTTAGCCATATTTACAAAATGCGACAAACGGCGAGTAATCTGGTCCATGCCCCTTTCACCTGCAAGTAGCGGTTCTGGGTATGTACCTCTAGCAGGGGCTCCTGGAACATAAAACTCTTGCTTCTTAATCTCTCCTTCCGGACCATACTTACCTGTAGGAATTGCAATCTTAAAAGCCTCAGAAAACTTATTTAGATCTAAAACTGTGTCATCAAAACTTCTCTGATTGATTACTTGATTACCAGCTTCATCTGTAATATGCTTTTTACCATAAACACCAGTAGACGAATCAAATGATCTAAGATCACCAATATCCACAGTTTTCAATCCCTTAGTAATATTCTTGTAAACGGTACTATCTTCATCCTGAATAGTCTGCAGGGCCTTCATGTATTCCCAATGTTTCTTAGCGTTAACATCGAGACTACCTTGTAACTCTTTCATAAAATTAGACTGCTCACCAAACACAGTAGCATACGCTGAGAATGCTGGAAGATTAAGCCTTGCCCCCTTCATCCCACTATCAATCTGACCTCGTTGCCATTCTGGATTTTCACCAGGTTCTTCTACAATCTGTAGAAATTTTTCACCAATAAGACCGGTACGTTTATTACCAAACTCATCTATCAGCTCAGAGTAAAAACTAGAAGCAGCCTCTAAAGAAGCAGCACGTTTGGCCAGTACAGCTTTTTCATCCCCCGAAGCTAATGCTTCTGCAAACTTGTCTGCAGGCTTACCAGTAAACTTACTGTAAAGCTCTGGAGCTATTTGAGCCTCCATCTTACCTGACCCCTTAAACCCCAATGCAGATGAATATTTAGATAAACCACCGTGCTTTAAAAGCCACTCATACGCAGGCTTATCAAGTTTCTTTACAGTAGTAACGCCTCCTTTACCTGTACCAGCTACATTACTGAATATAGATTCTAGAAACTCAGTCTGAAGACCACGTTTAGCTGCACCATAAGAACTAATACGTACATCGATTGGTTTAACTTCTTTTAGAGCTTTGTCTCCAAAACGATCCTGATATTTACCCCGGATCTGTGCTATTCCTCCAGTACCAACACTGGGAGCCTTACTACTAAAAACATCTTCCCAAGCAGCAGTAAACTCTTTATATAATCCTGCAGTCTTCTTAGCTTCATCAGCTGCAACAACAGCACCTTTACCTGTTTTTTGAAATATGTCAATAATGAATTTATTACCAGAAGCTATAAGTTGGGTCTTTAACTCTTGAGAAACTTTGTCTCCAAACAACTCTGAAACTAATTTACCCATAGTCTTAGGTACAAAAGCAGCACCGAGTGTTTGTGACGGATCTAACTTTATCTTTGCTCCAGAATATTTAGATATGATATCAGAAAGGTTTTCAGTAGGTCCAGTAGGAGTAACACTAACGCCCTTAGACCCGTATCTAGTTGTTATCTTTCTGCCAAAGTAATTCAAAAACGTCTCAGCTAATTTAGCTTGCTGTACCTCTACATCTTCACCACGTACAACAGAGACTGTCTTCCTTACGTCCTCGATAAGAACTTTATCTGCACGCCCCTTATATTCCTCTGGCACACCTAAAATACTCATATACTCTCTGGCAACCTTAGTAATCTCTTGTTCTTTGAGTTCTGTTACACCAGTACCAGAAATTCTATCCTCTGTAGTAGCACCACGAACACGGCCAGTCGCACTAGGTTTAACCAAAGTACTTACAGCGGATGTAAGTGCAGTCGCTAACTTACCGGCAATAATAATCTGATCCTCAAAGTTAGCTGCAGTATTACGTAACTCTGCCGTTACGTTATAACCGTAACCCTTTTCACCATATCTACCACTCTCAATAATGGCACGCTCTTTTGTAGAACGTAGTTTAGGAAGTTCTGCAGATCCTGCCAAATCTACCATGGCATTACTTATATTAGAAATATTTCTACCAACCTGTTGGAACTGTTGAAAAGGGGCTTGGGCTGTCAAATCTTGGCTATATAATTTAATTCCTGTTGCTTGCAAAGATTTCAAAAACTTAGTCTGGCTAGTACCACCTTGTCTGTACTCCTCTATATTACCAGCCTGTGATTCAGGAATACCTAAACTAGTAAGCCTCTGTAAATTACCAGGAAGTTTAGTTGGGTCTGTCTGCTTGATTCTAGTAAGAGTCTCATTAACAGTTAAATTAAGATCTTTAATAAGTTTCTTTTGTGCATCAGGATCAAGTCTGTCTTTTGAACTATAAAAAGGAGCAGTTCTAGACATTAAATTAACCACACTCTCTTGATGAAAACCACGACGAGGACGATTCTGTTCTAAAAGAGGCATCAACCCCTCAATTTCACTAACAGCTTTTTCAAATCCACGAACCGACCTTTCGAACTGTGGACTCTCACCTAATGTTGTTATAGGAGATAACCCCTTAGACCCTTGTAGTACCTTCCCAATTGTATCGTATACATTAGTAACTTCTATACTATTTAAACTTTTAGCTACATCATATGCTGAAAGGTTTATCGCCTTCATAGCGGCTGAAAACTCATCAAAACTTTTATATGTCCTTGACATTGCAGCTTCAAAATCTTTCATGAACTTAGCAGGATCTCCACCCGCTTCTTTCACTGCAAACCTCTTTGAAGCAGCAGCCCCAGTGTATAACTCTCTAGTATATGTAGAACCTGCAGCCTTGTCACCTATATTTTTTACTATAGATGAAAGCATCTTATTAGCAAGAGCATCCGCTGATGCTAAATTATCTGGGCCTGGGCGTACCCCCAACTCTTTAATTGCTACAGTAAAACCACGTGCTTCTGTGAAAATTTGTTTCTTACCCTCTTTACTTGCGTTAACAGCTAAACCAGTCAACTCCTCATAAAGTTTTTCAAAACCAGTCTCAAACTTAGCAAATTTAGACAAAGCACGTTCCGCACCATGAACCGTCTGGAATGAAACACTACCGGTCTTTGTCACTTTAGCTGCAGGAAGAGCTACCTGTTTTACTAAACCCTCACTCTGTAACTCACGCTTAGCCTCAGATTCTGCATAAGTTTTTCTAAAAATATTCTCTAGTTTTACATCACCAAAAAGCTTACGTATCTGTGTACGCATCTCGTCACTAACGTCTGTACCAGAAAAAGAGGTCTTAACCTTAGATAATTTACCCTTTGTTATACTATCAAGACCCTCTACAGATTTAATCTGTGGGGCAGACACAGTCTTTAACCATTGTCCTACCAAATCTGCCTGTTTCTGCGGACCACCAGCCATAGTAACACGTTCTTGTACAGCCTGTGCTTTATACGCATTTACTAAATCCATTACACCAGAATCAAAATCTTTCATTATTCTTTGTAATCTATCTAGATTAGCAATTTGCATTGTCCACTGACGTTCACCAGGAGTTAATTTAAAAGCGTCTCTTGCAGTACCTCCTGTTGGTTTAACTACAGCCCATTTCTTTTCAGCATCTGAAAACTGTTTCTCTAACCCACTAACTACCTGGTCTTGTAATTTATATAACGAAGCAGACAAAGCTTTAATATTCTGCTCTGTATCTTGCTTAATACCTTGAGCATCTCTTGACAAAATTCTAATAGTACTAGCACGTTTAACCTCTCCACCCTCAACTGGTTTAACTGTCTGCTGTTTGTAAAGAGAACGGCCAACTGGGTCTATCTTTGAAAAAGACCTGCCAGTAGACCCAACAGTAGTAGGAGCAGTAGTAGCCAAAGCTGCTTGAAGTCTTTTATGATCAGCTTTAACCTTAGTAGCAAGCATATCGTCATAAGATTTAGTATCTAAAACTGCCTTTATTTTTAGTTCAGCACTACCTTCTATTACATTAATTCTCTTTCTAAGATCATCGATAAGTTGGCTAGAATCTAGTTTAATCTTTGAAAGCTCTGCTAACCCCTTTCTAATACCTGCCAAATCTTTATTGTTTAAAGCTATCTCAATTTTTGAAACAACCGGTTCAACTTTAGGTGTAATCTTTGTCTTTTCAGCATCATGAAGAGCACGAATTATTGCTGTTTCAACATCATCGTATATAGTTTTAGACTCAACCTTTGGAGTAATTTTTACAGCAATTTCATCTGGTATCATCTTTCTGATCTCAGAGTCGTCTACTATAAGTTTAACTTGTGTAATTAATTTTGTAGTTCTCTGTGTGAACCCACTGAGAGAGTTAGCGAAGTCCTTCCACTCCTTAGGTGGCTTACTCATACCTATCTGCTTAGGAGATCTACCCATACCAATCTGCTTAGGTGACTTATCCATGCCAACCTGTTTAGAGGCTCTATCCATACCAATCTGCTTAGGCACATTACCTAGCTTTGTTACAATTTGATCAAATTCCTTTAAAACCTTTTCAATACCTTCTATTTTAATAGTTCCAGAAGTAATTTCCTGCTTAAATGTTTTTTGAAATTTCTGTAATTCAATAGAAAGTTTGGACATATCACCGATCTTGCCCTCAAGACTACGTACAGCTTTCTCTAAAGAAGTCCCTTTTAGTGATTCTGATTTAGTTATAATCCCTACAACAGAAGTAACAATTTCTTTAGTAAAATCTTTAGGGTCGCCAACAGCTCTCTGCTTTACACCAGAAACAGTTTTTTCAGCACTTCTCTTAACATCATTAATAGCTGTAGTAAGAGTACCGAGCATCTGCTTACTTTCTAACGCTAAATCTTTCAAAGAATCTTTAGCGTTACTAGCTTCCTGTGAAAGAGCTTTAAAATCTGTTAGAATTCTTTTAATGCTTCCAAGAACACTACTAATCTCACCAACATCAACTTTACCCTCAGACTTACGCATAGATCCAATTTGACTAACCAAAGTTTTAATATCTCTGAAAATAGTTTTCATGGAGCCAATGGCCTGTATAAGTTCTCTTGTAGCTTTATCAGTACTAGCAGGCACCGCTCTACGCATAGAGTTAGCGATTCCTTTAGCTAGTTCTGTTGAATTAACTGAAACGTTCTCTTGTTTTGATAGTCGACTTGAAATAGTCTGGGCCATTTTATCGGCAGCTCTTACCATGCTGTTGTCTATGGCCTTAGTTATAGCAGTAGAATCCTGCTTTTCTCCGGAAGACCTAGGTAGGGTTTTAGCAATAGATTTTACAACTTCGTCGCCAAGTTCTTTACCAACACCCTTCATAATACTCTTAATATCGGCATCGCTAATTGAACCACCACCAGCACTTTCGACCATAACACGAACTAGCTTAGATATGGCCTTGTCAATGACGTCACCAGTCTTCTTAGAGTTTTCTTCTAAAGCGGATTTTAATAGGCGAGCGAGTTTGGTTATTGACGCAGGATCGTTTACACTTGTTTGGGCAGCTTTTCCTGCTATACCGCCAGCTGAGCCTTTACGGTTGGAGTTGTCGTTAATGTTTATATTAACGTTATTATCAGCCAAGAGTGCACCTCCGAAACATTAAAATGTGCAGAAAATTCTGCACTTATCCTTACTGAAGTTAAATAATTAGCCTATCCTAACCACGCTTAGTCCTTTTTCGAATGTCAGTTCGATTCTTAAGTTTCTGTGCTTCTCTTGGTTTATCATACTCTATATCTTCATAAAGTTCATGAGATCGTGTGATTATAACTTCTTCTGCATCAAATGCAGATAGTTTACCTGATCGATTGCTTTTGTGTCTACGTTCAGATTCCTGTCTATTCCTTTCCTCGTAAAACGCTTTCATATAAGCGTCCAAAGCATCGTCATCTTCGATAACTATTTCAGAAGGTCTATCTTCTGGCATCATTTCGTATATATTCTGATAATAGTTAGACCAGTAAACTAGATTTAATTGGTCAGTTGTGTACTCAGACGTCGATACACCAAACAAAGGGTCCGACGTCTTCATACTATTTATATATCTAATTCTCCACAAACTACTACGGGATAGTGCTCGCACTATTGATACTGGAAATCCAGAAAAAAATCTCAGAAATCCAAGTAAAATCTTATCTTTTAATTCTATTTTAACTTCTTTCAAGGCTTTTTCATACGAAGACCATATAAGAGTTTTTTCATCTTCCATAAACGCACACCGAGTACATACGTAAAAAGTCTTATCTTCCTCAGCTTTATTTTCTGCAGACATCATAAGTTTAGAGGAGTGCTTAATTTCTATTTCACGTATCTCGTGCCTTAGTCTTCTTATTACACCCTTAATACGCTCTTGATTAGCTTTCACTCTTGTAGTTTTTGATAAAAGTACTTCTTGTGCTTCAAGTTGGTTTTCTAACTTCTTTAGTTGTAACTTATCAGCAGCCGTAATTAAATTACGTTTTTCTATCAAAATCCTTAGCTCTTCGACAGGCAGCATACCTTGTTCCACAGCACTTTCAAAAGACCTTTTGTAAACTAAATGTGCTTTTTGTCTTGTTTCATGGTTAGGAAATTTAAAAACTACAAGTAGATCGTCTATATATTGATAATCTATACCAGTAAAAACTTTAGTGAGATACTGATCTGTTTCGTCGTAGGTCAAGATCATTTTTTTTTATTCTTCTTTCTTTTTACTTAATGTTTTTTTCTTAGATACCTTCTTTTTACCGACCGACTTTTTTTCTACTTGTTGAGCTTCTTCATCATGCACAGCTTCGGCCGCCTTAATAGCTTCTTGTGCTTTGGAAATAATATCAGCTTCAACCTCTTTCATAGCCTGGGCTTCTGGAGTTTGATCAAGAAAATCAGACTCTAACCCTTGCAAGTAAAGCATTACCTCAAATCTAGCTCTTGTGGCTAAGGCTTGACTTTTCTCCTTAAGATATGTATCATAACTATCCCATACTTTATTATAGTCACAATTTAGAATCATAGCTGATGTTAGATATTCAAGACGAGAGTCGTCCGACATCTGTTCTGCGGTATTGTTCATAGGCCCATTAAGTCGCTGGTTCCACTGAAATAACTCCTCACGGGCTCTAGCTACATCAATAGACATTTCACGTTTAGCGTTCATATCGTCAGTTAATTCTAGTTGGGTAATAGCTTCAGTCAACTTCTCAGCCAACTCATTAACACGTTGTTCAAATTCTGGACCGATAATTCCTCTTCTATTTAAAATATCCATCATCTCAGCAGCAGTAGTTATGCCTTCTACAAGACACTGTGTGTAAATTTTACTATACTGCCAATCCGCACCTCTAATATCTTCAGCAGTGGGTGTTTCTATATAATATTTAGTTTCCTCGTCAGGTCCTAAAAAAAATCTTCTAACTTCCTTTTCTTGTGCATCCATGTTTTTACCCTCCCCGTTTCCTTTATTTATTATTTAGTTTAATAACCTCTATTATTTCCTCAGACTGAGGAATAAACTCTACATCATAATGTTGAGCTTTTTTCTTTATATTACGGATACAATTATTTCCTACCCTCAATATCTTAGAACGAAGTATCTTATAAATATCTTGAGTAGGACACGCTACTTGTGCATAATCTAAAGCCTGTTCAAACAAATTAGTTACTTCAGATTCTATATCTCGTATTAATTTTTCCCTACTTTTATCAGTAACAGCCATAATATTCCCTCTCCAATTAAAAAATTTAAAGCGGCCAGCCTAAACCGGCCGCTTCCTTTTACCTTATATCAATTATTAAACAGCACGTGTTAGTCCAGCAGCCAAATTGGCAGAAAGATCACCCTTGACCACAAATAAATCATTGGTAGAACGGAAACCAAATGTCTGTGTCGCATTCGCACCGACATCGAGAGTCATTCCCTCATCAGTAATTTTCAGATTCTTTACTACAATAGTCTTAAGAGCGTATTCTAAGTCATTAGCAGTATAAGCCGGCTGTAATACACCGTCCAAGAACTGCTGCTCACCAATAACACTATCAGTAAGAGCTTTACGTTTTACGCCAGTACCGCCAGCTTCCTCATCGGTTTGTTCATAAACCTTGACCATAAGCATAAGATCATCCTTATTCATAAGGTCATTAAGATCGATGTCGGACATAGTACCATCTTCGAACTCAACGATCTGCCCAGAAAATCTAGCCCAATTCTCAAGATCACCGGCTGTAGAATCTACAGTTACAGTAAGAGGAATAGGCAGAGTCAACGGACGATCATAAGGACCGAGATGGCCAAGCTCAGTTAGAGGCTCACGAGTAAGATCAGCAGAAATTGTAACACCAGTCAAACGCCATGCAGCTGCTGCGTCATCACCATCAATTATATAAATTTCTACCTGACCCTGACGTAAGGCACCAACATCAGCGTTAGCTCCGTCAGTTTTTTCTACAAAATATGTATTCATTGGATCCGAATACTTATCTGCAGCATAAATAATTTCAATTTCATCGCCGTCTGCTACAGTAACTGCAGGTGAAGGACCAGCTGGGAAATATAGAGTACCGTCACTTTCATCAAAAACAAAAGTCTTAGACTCAGCATCTGTATTAGCAGCAACTCCTTTCATCATTGGATAATTAACCTTTTCATTACTAGCAACATCAAACAAAGTAATTGCAGGTGAACCATCCTCATCTTTTCTCAAAAAAGCATAGTTTCCTGTAGAAAGATCAGGAATTACAGATGTAGTATCATAGCCAATTGCACTAAAATCAAAGTTCATAACAGTACCAGAGATTGTGGCCATAAAGTGGTTAACAAAAGCCCCACTATTCAGCAACCACATCTTATTGTCTGTTTCAGCTCCGTAGTTCTCTGTTGCATTAGCACCGGTAGTATAACTAAACTCAAGACTATTGATATAAACCTCATCCAAAAATAAAGTCTGGTCAATATCATTTGCAAGAGTACCAAGACTACATTCACCTTGAACAGGTGCCCACATAGTAATACCGGTAAGGTTACCACATGTTACAGCAAAGTCAGCCAAGGAGACACCATGGAGGTAGGTCGCCCCTGACACTATGTTTGCGTTGGCTGCTGAAGTCGCATTCTCAGCCATAACACGCTTTGCTGCAGGTACCTGGGCCAAAATTGCTAAAGTAGCTACATCACCGAAATCGTTGGTGTTGAGAGTCACAGCCACCGCTGGGACATCCAAATCTGTTACTTATAATAACCTCAGCTTTACCTGTTAGGCGGGGGCGGCACTTCGACCTCCCCTCTTACTGTCTCCAGCAAGTTCAGACTGTATCATCATCCTAACGCTAATGTTAGGAGCTTCACACACAGTCGTTGAGGGTCAAATTATGATAGTTTATAGTATATACATTCAGGAAGAACTAACTTTATTAATGTCAAAAAATCATTAACCGCTTCCTTACCTGACATAGAAATCACATAGTCTGTCCGCTTAGTACCATTATAGTATCCACCTTGCTTTCTAATTCCAATTGTACCTTTAAAAAACTTACGTACAACATCAACCAGTATTATTTGCTCTTTGTATGAAAAACTATTTGTGGATATCGTACAGCTAACCGGAACACCTTGTTTATTTCTTGATATTGACCCATCATCTGCAAACCATATACTCATTGACAATAAGTCTACCTCATCAATAATAGCAGTAGAGGTTACATGCTTTAATCCTTTTCTATAGTAAGAATGAAATACTCTAGTAACATCAGGATGGGCTATAGTGTAAAACCTGTAAAAATTGCTCCCTTGTACTACATAGTCCCCTATAATCTTCTTGCCAGCTACCTCGGTCTGTACTATAGGCCTAGAAAAAGGCTGGAATAAACTATGTAACCATTTCAAGTAACCCAATTGTTTTTCACAGTGACTAACATATAACCTAGCGTTCTTACTGTGTGGGGCTAACCATAACCCACCATCCCCTAACATACTACCAACCAAAGCAGACTTATGTTTTTGGGACATTGGTGTTTTTCTTAACTCTTGAAAAACGGTCATTCCAGAAGCATTCTGCACAATATTAAATGCTTTGTACCAATATCTAACAGTAGAATAGCTTCTAGATAATTTAGCTGCCACTTTAGTAATTGAACCGCACTCTCTGTGTAAATCAATTAACTCATCCTTAGTGTATGGAAATCTTCTTTTACTAATATCAATATCATATTTATCAATATAGTAATACACCGTGGATGGAGGTTTTCCTAATCTATCTGCTACTTTATAAACAGACCCTAACTCATTATACAATCTTTTCAAATCACTTTTTTTAATTTTTTCTATCATAATCCGCTCCCTGCTGATCGCCCATATCCTTTACATTATCACTCCGATATCGGTAGTAGTAAAGGCTTGACTGGGTATTCCAGCATATCGTGAAGTTCTTCATAAAAATTACTTTAAATGAAGGACAACTTTAATTATCAACAACATCAACAATATCTAAATGCCCTAATTCGAAACATTCTGTTACTTTTATGACCTGAAAAATTTTCCAGGCGGGTTACTGCGAAGCAACCTCTCGTAGTCTCCTACGAAGTTCGGACTATATCTTCACCCTTTATAAAAAAGGGGTTTTACGTGTAGTCTCTGAGGAGCGAGTTTATAATGAATACACTCTGGTAAAATATCTGAAATTCGGTCTAAAAAATTATCTATATATTTGGTTCCGCCACCAAGCCTTAGTGTATTATTATATGTGTCTACAGTTATAGACCCCTTATAAAATTTACTAAAAGCTATCTTTAAAATCGCAAGTTCATCTAAAGTAAAACTACAAGTGGCCACAGAAGCTCTTAATGAATACCCATTAGTATCTCTAAGAGTAAAACTACCATCATCTGCCATCCATATAGCTGTTGCCAACCAATCTAGTTCATCTATAATAGAGCTGTCTACCCTTTTCTTACCAGCAATATAATACCTGTCAAAATAATCATTAACACCAGGATGAGATATAGTATTTATTAACCAATATCCTGTAGAAAAAGACTCTTTTCCACATATTATTTTTTTACCGGCAGACTCTCCCTTAGTAACTTTATTTACAAAAGGGTTTAGTAGTCCTTTTTTCCATTTTAAATACCCGAGCTGTTTTGTACAATGTCCTATTTGAAGTCTAGCATTTTTAGAGTGCCTTTGTTTAACCAAAGACCCATCCCCTAAAACAGACCCAACTATTACTGATTTATGAGTATCCGATAAGGGCACACTACGTAATTCTTCATATATAGTCATACAACTCGGTAAAAGCTCTATATCATAACTTTTATACCAGTAATAAATAGTTGTATATGGTATAGATAGCATAGATGATACTTTACCAACAGAACCAAACTCATTTAAAAGAGCAACTAATCTCTCTTTTCCTATTTTATTTCTTTTCATTATAACCCCTTTCCTGCTGATTGCCCATAATTTTAGAATTATCACTACCAATTGGTTAGTATCTAAAACTTAACTGGGGTTTCCAGCATACAGTAAAATTTTTAGCTTACCTGTTACCAGATAAGGGACACAATCGAATTTATGTCCTCAGAAGTGAAAGTAGTAGTTGTTCCAAGGGATTGCACCCTATATAGAACTTCCCCCTCTGCCCATATACTCTGGGATGCATATATAATTCTATTTCTAGCCATAATAAATTTTTCCTCCTATCATTCCCTTATTTGGGTCTTAATAGTATGTGTAAATCATATCAGGTCGATATTTACCTTAATATGTTGCGTAAATTGAGGCTAATTTACTACAACACGTTCCTTATCCAAGATATATTTCTTGTTACCACTATATCTTTTGGTTCATCTTTCTTCTTTCAAAGTGTGAACCTGTAAATCATATTCGTTTAATTATAATACTCTATATAGTAATTGTCCTGTCATCATATGAAAACACGTTAAACGATACCTTTGACCTATATGCATTTAAATCACTTAGCATAATTTCATCGCGTCCTCTCGACATTACTAGTGGTAAATTAACATGCCTAGCTACAACAGAATCAAACTGTAATTGACTAACATTTAAAACCTTCTCTCTATTAAATAGATAGGTTAGTTTATTAGCTGGTGTTGCTGCACTACGCCTACCATAAAAGGTACCGTCATAGTCTAAGACTGTACCTGTAGGGAAGTTATATAAAGGACAACTCTTAAGATACAAACCATCATATAATGTCTCCACAATGTCATTCCGTTCAGCTGTATCTGAAGCAAACACGTGAATGTCGACTTTACGTACTGTCTTTTTACCACCACCTAATTGATAACCCATCTTGTCTGTACCTTGCATGTCTATAACAATTACTGGAGGATCTGCTGCTTCAATAGCAGCCCACTCATCAACAACAGAAACGTAGTTCCAATGGTATGTTACTTTTGGTGAATTTAATTTTCTTGTTGAAACTATTCTTCCATCTACATAGTCAACCATGTATTCAGTGGGCAGTACTGCAGTTAAACCACTTGAAGTTGTTTCAAACACTACTACTTGGTAACTCTGTTCTGGGGTCCCATACGCAGCATCACCATCACCGTCAAGTCCAGAAACAGTTGGATATGGTTCACAAGAAGTACAGCCTGTAGGATGATCAAAACATTTCCACCCCCTACCACGCTCTGTTGGTGACGGTTCGAGGCCAGACACATACTCGTATACAAAACTATCCATTCCGCACATATCTGACATTAGAGTCATCTCTGCAAGCTGCTCTAACTCTACAAAATCACGGAGTACAACATCTTTTATATAATAATATAAGCTTAAGTCTTCTTTACGAAGGCTTCTCATCTCATAACTCATTATAATTTAGCTCCTTTATAATTTAAAGCAAATACCTTTTGAGCTTCTGTAATGGCTTCTTCGGTCCACATATTTATGTTTTCATCCACAAATTTTTGTCCTTCTTCAAGTATCTCTATTGGGGCTGTATTAGAAAACGGATAACGGACAAATTTTTTCTTTAGCTCGCGTTCTGACCTTTTAATCTTTCCAGTATGTTTAACCAAATATATCCTGTCCTTAGGCGACACATAGTTATCTATTGGTTCCTGGTTTACAGGCCTCTTTCCAAAAACTTTTATATAATCTTCTTCATTAATTTCAACATAAATTCCTGTCAATCCACGCATGATGGATTCTATAACCCTCAACCTTCCAGAAAAATCAAAAGTTTCCATGTCAGGAACAGACAACGTTACTACATCACCACTATACTTCACATAAGTATACGATTCTAAGCGTTCAATAAACTCATCCCTATATAAATTAGGGTTTGTTTTACTTTTTCTATCAGTTACAACATCGACTAACTCCTCATCATACTCAGCTATTATTACTTCGCGAACTTCTTCACTTACATTTGTAAACTTATGTACTAAAGAATTCTTAATTAATTTATCCATACCCTTGGAAATTTTCTTTATTACATGTTCTCTTTTCATTATGTATATTCCTTAATAATCTCACCACTATCAAGCTTAGGCTTGTCTGTTGTAAATGCTGAAATTATCAGTACCGCCTGATTGCCAAGACCCCTCAGTATTGGTGGTTTAGATAACTTACACTCAACCCCATCCACTATAATGGCAGTACAGTTCTTAAATATATCATAATACTTAGGGTCTGTTTTTAGTTGTACTATTGTTGATCCTTCTGTACCAGCAGGAGTGTATACAGTTTCATTACCGTATCTACTTCCAGGACTCCACATAACTAAACAATCTACCCACGTTCTACGTTTAATCTCTAAATAACCATCACCCCTACATACTGGACAACGGCCTACCCTAAACCATTTAAATCTTACTTGACCTGGGTGTGTAGACCCCCATTCAGCCTGCTTCTGAACAGCTTCATCTACAGTCCACTTACATTTACCGGTAGAACGACCGGTCATCTTGTCAAAATAACAGTTCATACATTCTGTTTTAATTGGCTGCTTATAAATAAGAACCTTTCTACTAAGCCCCTTAATAACATCACGTATAGACTTACGAAACCTTTCTTTTGTTTTAGGTGAAATTCTTCCTCTAACCATATTCAGCTCCCAGTGTAATGTATCTATTTTTAATGACAGCTTGGTACCAAGACGTATGCCATTTACGATCTTTGTTTGCCCTAGAATTACAACTTCTACAAACTGTTATTAAATTATTAGGAGAACAATTTTTCTTATTATAATCAATATGATGAATAGAAAGTATGTTATCTTTTTTCCAACATTCTGGATTTAAACACATATTTCCATCACGGTTTTTAATGTCATTTTTATACTCTTTATCTGACCAAGCATCACAATAAGGATCACAAGAAATACCACCTTTCCAGTTTGGATGATTGGGGCCTGATCTGTCTATAGACATCTTAATACCCCTACATGTTGGACATCTTTGTCCTTGTTGCCAACAATTCCACCTAACCTCATACACATGTCCTATTGGGCATTTACATTTTAATACAGTACGACCTGTTAAAGAGTATTTTACAGATAAAAGGGTGTAATCATCGTCACGCAACGCAACTTTTATATCAAAAACACGCTTTCTTTGTCTAGTTCCATTAATTATGTTTGCACATGTTGGACATCTATAACCACTAATCCAATTACCGAAAGTTATATTGTGTTTATGACCTTTAGGACAAATATAATCAAGTTTAGTACTGTTATTAATATATTCATTAGATAAAAGTGTGTAACCTTCTTTTTCAAAACACAATTTGATATAATCAATAGTGTGCTTTTCTGACCCAAAACAGAAGTAACATCGTTTGCCTTGTTGCCAATTATTCCAGCTAATAGAATGTTTGTGCTCATTTGGACAAACATAATCTAATTTTTTGTTAGCACATATGTACTCAGTAGACAAAAGAGTATATCCTTCCTTCTCAAAAGATTCCTTTACAAATTCATATGTTAGTTTCCTACTCATAATTATCCTTTAGTCAACTCTGACTCCAGTAATTCCGGTTAATTGTAAAGCTCTAACTAAATCATCACGCCTTTTAGTTAAATCTTTTAATAAATCACTTCTTACCTCAAGCCCAGCAGAAGGATCATATTTGGACCCTTCATCACTGATAACGGCCCCATCTTCAGTAGTATCTTCTAAGAGCTCACTCCTAAGAAGATCAATAGCAGTCTGAACCATATAAACTTCGGCATTTGCAGTAACAGGTGTAAGTGGTGATGGGGGCGGACAGCTCTCGTAAGCCTCCATAATCTGTCTAGAACTGAACCGAAATGTGTAGTACCATAAATCAATACCGTGGGTAACCTCTTTAACTACATCCTCGCCACAAGTTCCTGAGTATGTTACACACTCTTGACACACATCATCAATAAATTCTGTAAATCTTAAAAATTTATAACCATTCACTGATGGGTTTGTAGTACTTACATAAGACTTTCCTCCCATAGTTACATATACTGGCCATCCTTTTTCGTCAAATTCATACGTTTTTCCATCTGGATGAATTGAAGACATAGCCTCTTCACCATACTCTCTCCGTAACCCTATAGGATCACCTATATACAACCGTATACGGTCTATTGTCATTTGATCAGCAGAACCGTACTCTATCTCTGGAGGGTAAACTGGATCATAATAAAGATCTCCTGGTTCACCTAATATTGCGTCTGACCATCCAGAAGTTGCCCCTGTAGAATCATTATAATATCTAGAAGTATACCAGTCAGTAGCAACGCCTGACGTGTGAGTAAAGTAGTATTGAGAGAAATCTGATCTTAAACTTACATCAGACACATCACTCCTACCATTAATCACATCAAACCCATTTATTTTAGTATAATCAGAAAAAGCTACCAAATCTGTTATAGGAGATCCTGGTGTACCTTCTCCAGTATACATACGAATCTGTATCGTATTGAATACTTGTAGGACGTTATTTATATCTCCTACCGTAAATGTTAAATTAATCATTTATAATCTCCTTAACTAACGCTTGGTGGTGGAAAAGTATTTATTACCCTAGGACCATTCTGAATATCTGGGTAAGACCTCATAGCTGGTTTAACTTCTTTAGAAGTAGTTCCTTTAACTCCAAACTCATGTGCATGTATATCAGGAGCACAAATAGGGATAGCTACCTGTTCTCTAGTTCCCATTGTAAGAGCAATGTCATCTAGCCAAATACCCAAACTTCCCTTAGACTTTAAAATTAATTTATTAAGATATATACCACCAGTATTAAAACCAAAGTCTGTTACTGGAATTAATGCTTTTTGCCAAACATCAAGGATACCAGTATCTAAGTAAGAATTTAAATTTACTATATTACTGTTAGACGATCCTACAGTTTTAAATTGTACAGTCGTATTTATTCCAGAAGTCCAATCCTTAACATTAACCCATAACCTTAAAAAATCATAATCATCTAATAAAATATTACTTACTCCCGGGGCTGAAAAAAGTATACTTGTATTATTACTCATTCCAATAGCATCAAGACCGTAAGTACCTGAATGCATAGCCTGCTCTGTTTCTACACCAAACGAACTATGAGTCCAATCGGAACCAATATCAAGCACACCGGTACCATTCCAAATATTTTTAATTGATTCACCAGGAGGACAAACAGAAGTTATATATAACGTCTCATCATCATATGTTGAATTACCTGTGCCGTGCACTGCACCTTCTATTTTGTACCAGCCCAATGATGTAAAACATATTTTCTTATCATTCTGATTTAATCCTATAGGACTTGTCCAAGTCTCTGCCCACGGACCTACCGCACTTATACCAGAAGATATTGTCCACCCATAACCACTAACGGAACCGTCTGTAGAAGTACCAATTATATTAAGATTATAATAACAATCTTCTTCAGATACTGTAATTGTAGTTTTAAATACAGCGTCTTTTTCTACACAGGTTTCTTGTGTATCCCAACCATCACTCCACTGGGCACAAAGCTGCACTTCACAAGAAGCAGTAGTTGGTGTTTTTATTAATTCATACCCATATACTTTATCAATTTCATTTTCTACTAAAGCACCATCTATCCATCTCCAGTTATATTCTATGTGGTTAGGTAACCCTAACCCAACTCTCTCTGTATTAGTAGATGTATTAGTAAATATAACTTGTAAATCTTTTTCTGCCTCATTTGGTACTTGTGTAAAATTTACGGCCGGGCCGGAAAAAATACCTTGTGTGAAACTTTCATTATAATTTATTGTCTGAATTGCAAAACCATCCCACCAACTTACCACTATATAAACCACATGACCGCCTGGGTTAGTGAATGCACCTACATTAGAAGTCTCACCATACCATTGGGTACCTTGACCCTCAGAATGCGGTACAACAGCATCTCTAACGTTAGTAGCACTTATCGTATCAGTATTACCATAAATTCCAGAATCAACTATAGTCCATGCTATATTGGTAATATTATCATCTATATCTGTCCCAGTATACTGAAAGGTAACCATCTCATTTGGATCTGGGTCACCAGGGGTCATTATAATATTCGGTACTGGAACATTATTAAAAATTTTGATCTGCTCTGTACCAGTAACCGTGCACCCACAATCATCCTCAACTACTAACTCAACATCGTAATCCCCTGACATTACCCAACTATGTATACCGTTTGTAGTTCCATTCAGGTTGTTATCTTGGTTTCCATCACCCCAATCATAACTTGAATTATCAACATTATTTATAGACATTAACTGTTCACCATACCACGCATCTCTTTGGTATAATTCGGTCCCTGAAAACACCCATTGGTGCGTGTCTGTACTTGTATTATTAGCAGTTACATTAACACCAGCAAGTCCAGTACCTTGTAATGACCATATAAGATTAGGACAGATATTAGGCAGTATCTGTATATCTGCTACATATAGACTATCACTAACCATACCCGGTCCTGTACCTAACACGAAACGACAAACACTCCAACTATTTAAGTGCTCACAACTTACAGATCTATCTACAGAATTTGGAGACCAAAAAACTACTATAACCACATCTCCAGACGACACCTCACCTGCAGTAGTAAGTAAATCATTATCTGCTAAATTAAAATTGTATTGCCCAAATATAGAGTATTTGACAGTTCCCCAAATAGACGCTGAACCACCACCTACAACATTAGCGAAATACGGCTGATAAGCTATCTCAGAACCCGTGTATTGTGTACCGTGTTCATTATAAATATTACCAGTTATTACTATGTTAACTCCCATTAACGCTCTCCCCAGGTAATAGTAAACTTAGTTGGATGTATAGACTTAACAAAATAACCAACAATTTCCTGTGAATTAGCCCCTGAATCGTAGTAACTAAGATTGAAGTTATGAGGGCTTAGTGGATTTGTAACTCCTGGCACGAAATTCCAATAATTTCCTTGACCGCCAACCAAAGTATTATAAACCTCCACCATAGCATTAGACTGCACGCCATACACATCACTTATCTGCTGGTCTATATAATTATAAATTGTTGCAACTGTTGTACCATCATGGATATGTCTGTGCTCTGTCGTGCTCCAATAACCATACTCCACCGGTGTAGCTATTATCTGAAATCCCGGCTCAATTTCTATTATGCCATAGCCACAAATGCCGCTTGAAGTTGCACTACAAGGAGCTAATTGATATCCTGCCCAGCCTATGAATCTCACATCAACCATATTATACCCCAGAGCCTCCCATCAGGAATGGTATTTCATCATCAAACTCTTTATAATGTGCGTACACTGAACCAGACACTGTAGATGGACCAGTCCAATCTGGTACATGATCTGGTTTAAGTCTAGTTATAACATAGTCTGTCTTACCAGGACCAACATTTCGAACTACTTGTGATGGTGTAGGAGTCACTGTCGTTCTTACAACATCTTCGATTGAAGTATTATAATGTCTGCTGTAATTAGAAGATATTATTATTTCTTCTGTATTAGATAAAAAACCTGAACACGTAGCATACACTATATACGTTCCACTTTTATTTATAGACTCAATACCAGTGTATATACCAGGCTCTACTATAGATTCTGATAATATTCCTGAGGCCGGTGGAAAAATAGGAAGATCTGTTAAATACTGTCTAACATCGTAGTAAACAGTCTTCCCAGTAGCTACTGACCCAGTAATCTCGTCTATAAGAGATACTGTTATTGGAAATGCCTCGGATACGTTTACTCTTATCATAATTTAGTTACCTTTACCACTCATTAATTTCCTTATTCTAAAATTTGATATTATCCTTTTCTCCAAATAAGTTTAAATTGTGGTGACTCTAAAAAATTATCTGGTAAAATAAAACCACTACAAGATTTTTCTTTTTTAATTGGATACCCAAAACAGTTATCTACAAATTCAGTACAATACAGCCTTGACGGACTAACCATATCGAAATCATAATCATATTCAACTCCCACAGATTCGTGCTTATAAGCATTTAAAACTGCTTGTTCTACAATCTCTTTATTTACTGATCTTAAAATACACATATCATCGCAATGCATAAAAGTTAGTATATCCTCTCTTACTATACCATCACCTAACATGTGTATAACATTATTTTCGCCGGTAAAAATTGCTGCGTGAGAGAAATACCCTTTAGTCAATACACTGCCAAGATAATGAGAATATCTACGTAATAGCACGTCTCCAGTTTTTAAATTACCTAAAGCTTGCCTCATATGTTTTCCCTTAAAATCGTAATGGGAATCGCCTGCTATTATTATACCGCCAGGATAAATTCTTATATCCGAAAAAAAACTCAGTAACCTTGATTTTATTTTATAATAATTCATATCAAAACCTCTGTATAAAAAATGTATTTTTGTCTACAACTAAATAATTTGGTTTATATAACACACTACCAGTATTCAAAAAATAAGCATCTTCCATTACAACGATCTTAGGCATATGTGTATGTCCTGAAATTATAATATCATAATCTTTAGAATATTTCTTATATAACGCTTTCTCAGTTTTAAACACTAAAGAATTAGGTGAAACACTATGTTTCCAAACTAAATACCAATGTACTGTATTTCTGATAAACGCTTTCAAGTTAAAACCAACTCTTTCTAGTAAATAATTTACATAAAACAGTGTTTTAGTCCAACCCATCGAAGTATCTGTTTCATCCCCATGAATTAATATAGCTTTTTTTCCAAACAAATCTAATTCCATACGTTCAAGTATTAGTATATTAGGAAAAATTTCCCCCATAACGTGTATGTCTGGATCATGATTTCCTTTTATAATCACTTTTATTTTACTACAATTGTTAATCATGTCTATAAAAACTTTTTTCTTTTTAGCAGTTTTCGTAGGACACTCTTCCCAATCATCAAATAAATCACCTAAAATATAGATGGCCTCTACCTTTGGGTCGTTAAATAAACAAGTAACCTCTTTTTCAAACTTAAAAAGCGGACTACTTATATGCAAATCGGAAATAAAAATATCCATCATATTCTCCTAAATAAGTCTATCCCTATTACTATTTTTTTCAAAATCTTGTGATACTAAATTTAAAACTTCATGTTTAGATTTAAAAAGTGAACTACCTAAATGTAAATCTGAAATATATAATTCCATATATCATCCTTCATAAACATATCCATATCTTTTATATAAAATTGCTTTATACCAAGCTTTATGCCACCCTCTATCTGTATTTGCTCTAGAATTGCAAGATCTGCAAACGGTAATTAAATTTTCAGCCCCGCAAAATTTTTTGTTATAATCTATATGATGCACAGCCAATGTAGAATCTTTACCAGAACAATAAGGACGTCTGTATTTTTCAGGGTGATTCCAATTACTCCAACTAATACTATGTTTATGTCCTTTTGGACAAATGTAATCTAATTTCTGACTGTTATTTATATATTTTTCAGTCAAAAGAATATAACCTTCTTTTTTAAATTCTGAACAAATATAATCTATTGTTAATTTTTTTCTCATTATCTAATCCTAGCTCTATGAAACACTATAGTAGCTGCAACACTCCACTCATGATCTCCTTTATCTATATTAGTTTCCCCCGTCATTTTTAATCTGAAACCGTTTCCTAATTCATCTGTGTCTGAACAAGATAATGGCATGAAACCACTATTTAGGAGCAAAATACTATTTGTAAATCTTGCAAATAGTATTTCACCTGCAAACATATTATACCTTCCATCTCCATAAGGAGCCGGGCTAATATTTTCATATAACCCTGTACTAGAATTAAAATCAGCATTCCAAAATGCAGTCGGTGATTCATCAAGATCATTATTTGGCATATAAACTAATCCACCTATTGGTGATGTTATATCACTGGTAACCTCAATAGTCCCATCTCCATCCGCAGGTATAACCATGTAACCACCATATAAATTATAATTTGTATTTGTTCCAGAAACAATACCCGTTGCTCTGCTAACCATTTCTAACGTTACAGAGTCCCCTTTACAATTTTCCCAATTAATTAATCCTTCATGGATCCAAGTCTCATTTAAACAAATATTAAAATCTATATATACAGCCTCAGTTAAACTTCCAGAAATGGTATGATTCAATAAAAATTTCTGATTCCCACCACCAACATCAGTTATATCTGAAAGATCGTCTCCACACCCAGTCCAATATGTTTTCGTACCAAGTTTACGTGATGTTTGATGTACTCTTAATTTTCCAGAACGATCAATAGGAACATCATAAATACTTGTGTTCATATGAGTACCTTCATCCACCGCCATTATTTTTACAGGCTGGTAGTCTATACTATCATCTATACCGTCATGCACAGCAACTATACCACTTAAAGTAGTAACTTCATCTACTTGAAGATAGTTCTTAAAATAAATATCAACATCTTCTTCTGTGCCAGTTAAATAATTGATTGCTACAGTAATACTCGAAGATCTTATTTCCCTGTCAAGCTTGCTAAGATCATATTTGTTATTTAAAAACTGGTCTATTGTGTAATTATAACCATAATCTACCATTATGAAACCCTCCAAAGTTCAATTCTTACTCTTCTTATATAACTAGTACCACCGTAAGACTCTCCCCAATAATCTATATCTATTGTGTGATTTGCTACTGTAGGAACATACTTGTGAACAAACCCACTTTCAACATGCCAGGAATTCACATCTTTAGATTCTTCTGAATGCTCCATCACAGTATGCCAGGAATTCACATCTTTAGGTTCTTCGGAATGTTCCATCACAGTTATGCTGTTGTCTATTTGTACACTGGCTCTAAAATCATTAGACGTAGTGTTCCTTCTCCATTCATAATACCAACCTATCCTATAGTTACCAACCGGCAAACTTGATGTTATCATAGTAAGTTTATTAAGTGGATAGGTTCTATTAGTATTAGTTGTGGAATCTACAGAGGCATAATGATATTCAGATCCAAATACAGGTACAGTTATATCAACTGTACCACTTACCACACTAGAAACATCATCAAAATTTTTAAAGTTTAATGTCTGGAAAGGACTTCCAGATACTATCGAACCATCTTTTTGAACATTAATAGTAGAACCGCTTCCTTGAGGTCCTTGTACCCCATCAACACCGTCTGCACCATCTACACCCTTAAGACCATCAAAGTCTATAGACTTTACTGTAACCCAACACTGATTCTGTATCGTATCTGAATCAACTGATGTTGATGGAAAACTACCTGTTGTAGCCCCATCCATACGCACCCTAAACTTCTCACCGACTGAGGCATTCAGAAAAAAAGACGCTGTATTATTACTCATCCTACCGTATGTGTTATATCTCAAATACTCGTAAGAGTAAGACTGATCTATAGAAACCCAAGAACTAGAACCATCTCTTTCGACATATACACGCATGGTGGCTCTACTTGAATAATCACTATCCCACGCAACTGAATATTGAAATTCATACCAACCGGCTTCGCTAATAGTTATCTCTGTAGAATTGGTCCCACCCATAGAAAAACCAGAGTCTAATCTTGTAGTACCTTCTAAACGTAAACTTTCTGCAGTATCAACATTTGTTTGAACTACACTATTATAAACCATCATGGCCTTTACAGCATCTACTGTATTGCTGCCACTAATAGTAATTTCGTCTTCAGCAGATCTATCGATCGCTATTGCCCCTGCTCCGACAAAATTCAACACATCTCTTGAAGTTATTTCGTCTTGTGTAAGACCATTTACTGCAAACGACCAACTTTGATAATTATCTTTATCGTCTATATTATCTTGTAGCATCCCAGAAATAGTAATTACTTCTTCATTAATAACCTCTCGCACAGCTACAGGTATCGTGTGTAGTTCTGTTGCTGAATTTTCTCCCACACTTGCAACATCTGATCCAAATAATTGAACTACTCCAGTTTGAGAAGACATCAATGTAACAGTTAATACATTAGTTGGATTGTTCTTATTAGTAATTATACTTTTAATTAAACTTTCAGAACTCTCACCATCAACAATAACTTTGACTTTTAAATACTCATAACCACTATTATGATTAACTTCAATAATGTCTGTATTAACAAAATTTTGTGTGTGTATTAACTTAAGTATATTGGCCATTATACCCTCTCCCCATGTGTCCATTTAACTCCAGAAACTTCAACTGTCCACACTATAAAATCTTTATTACCAGTACCATCATCATCTAACTCTATTCTTATTGCTAACATATCTCCTTCATAATAATTAGAAATATTTATAGGGTCTGATTCAATTGTAATTAATTTATTATTTACAACAAACGGAACACTTATATTTGTTGTTTGTGCTGCATTTGCTGTCAAAACCTCTGTATTTTCTAATGTACGCTCTACTGGAAAATTACCACCATCAGGGTCAGCCTCTAAAACACCTTGTATCTCTATTGGTAAAACCGAAATAACTATGGTACCATTACTAGAAGACCCTGATTGTTCCGGATGTCCCATTATTTTAACTGTAATAGGAAACGCTGTACAAATACCACGAGGTAAATTAATTTGCATATAAATAGCATCACCATTACTATTTAATTGATTATTTTTGAACATATGTCCCCAACCTGTAGGAACCCCTCCAAAACCAACATTCACATAAGCGTTTGTTACGCCACCAGTTTCACCAAAAATATTTCCCGTAGCTAAAACAGTCTGTTTAAATTTAGCTTTACCATAAAACGTACTAAAACCATCAGTATTAAATTTAGTTCTATTTGTTTGTAACTTTAACCACGAAAAAACTGGTAAAGTTGTAAGAGAATATTTTATTTTAAATCTAATCCAATAACAAGTAATTCCATTTATAGTTTTATTTACACAATCGTCTGGTATATTACAAGAAATATACTCGTCACTATTTGACCTTATAAATAGTTCATTAGCATAAGAATACCCTTTATTTGATTCTGTACACATATTGGTACACTCTAGCCAATTAGTACCATTCCAATATTCTGTAACAAATGAACGTTTTGTTACTTCTATAGCAGCAGATATTTGATTGAATTTTACTCCGTGTAATTGTAAGTTTTCAGTAAAAGCTGCTCCAACTAAAACTGAATGTCCAGAGGAGGTACCTTGAAAACTAAAATCTGCACCTGAAATGGTAGTTGCTTCGTCTGTAATATCAATAAAATTATCACCATCACTTATAGTAGAAGCAGTACTATCTGTACTTAATACCACCATTCCTTTACTGTAACTCCTACCACCACCAAACACAGAACTCCAACTTCTATCCGGTCTTCCAACCGATAAATCAGTGTAAACTGTAATACCCTTTGTTTTACTATCCTTAAAAAAAACAGAGTCGCCTTTATAATTCTCTGGCCCAAACATTTTTTCTGCGTCCATAACACAACCAATAAAACCAATAGTACAATTCTTATTTTCAATATGAACTTGTCTTACTGTATTATCTCCAACTATAATATTTGAACCATTAAAAGTAGAAGCATTATTTAAACGAAAAACATTTGTACAATTGTCAACAATACCACCGATACTATTAATTACACTTTGATTATTTCCATAAAAACAATTAGTTATATCACTATTTGTTGTAGTTAAAGAAGTAATATCAATTCTTGAATCTGCACCTGTAGCTCTGATAACTGACTCAATTGCTGCTCCTGGTTTTACATATAAACCCTTTATGTCACAATAACCGCTTTCAACTAAAACAGCATCAGTAAGATTACCTACATAATTTACATCAGAAAACCTTATTAACGCATCCTTATTATTTATATATAAACCTTTTTGACAATTAGATATTACCAAAAACTTATTAGAAAATACACCAGACACAGTAGTAAGAATAGCACTTGCACCAGTACTACCATTTAATTCAAAATTTAAAATTTCTGTAGCATTATTAGTTTTTATAATGCTTTCATTTATATTATTAGCAACTATCTTTGTTGAGAAAAAACCACCCTCACCAACTATTTGTGTATAAACTTCCATTTGTAATGGGTTATCCTCATAAAAAATACCAGGACTAACCTTAAACACATATCTATTAGCCTCATCACAGCAACCGGAAACAGTGGATATAGCATATTTAATAGTTAAAAATGGGTCATTAAAAGTTCCAGACGCAGTAACATCATTTCCATTTTTTGCAATGTATATAATGTTTTCTGAAGAAACACCACTAAAAGCACCACTATCTGCCCACTCAGTACCAACAGCAGTAGACCGTAAATACTTACCTGTATTATACATACTTGGGGTGTCTGTAAGATCAAGTAATGTTTCTTTACCTATCTTTACATTACCAACCCCATCACCTATATATAAACTTTTTGTATCGGTTGTAAAACCTGGTTCTGCTAAACCTAAAGTCGGTAATTGAGAGTGTGTACCGCGTTTTATTTTTATATCTATAGCCATAAATTTTTCCTTTTAAATGGAATTAAACAAAACTACCACCATCTACTTTCACTACTTCTATTACTCCTAATGTATGATTTATAGAATCATTATCTATAGATACTCCTACACCACTAACTGTTACTGAAACAGGGGCTATAATATCATTTACAACACTATAAGGTAATACATTTAACAAAGAACCCCCTCCCCCACCGACTCCATTTCCTTGAGTAGTTAATCTAAAATTATTTGAACCGTCATCCTGTAAACCTGTTCCAACCAAATCAGAAACATTAACTGCAACATCATCCGCATTAACAGTTATACCATCACCGGTCCCTACATCTATAGTATTCCCTGTTTTTGTAAGACCTGCTCCGGCAGTTACTCCAGACAACCCACCAAATTCAGACCAAACAGTCCCATCCCACCGTTCATAATAATTTGCATTCATATTCCATACTAAAGCACCTTCACCTACAGCAGAAACATCATAAGCTACTTCAAAAGCACTTCCTGTATACTCTACAATATCATTATTACTAACTCCTGTTATAGTTCCAAAATTAGCATTAAGATTACTTACATTAGTTAAAATATACCTATCACCGATCGTAGGTGATCCGCCAGGGTCTAATGTAGCATCTACTTGTTTATTTAAAACATCTCTTTGAAAGTCTAACCCCGCTATTGCATTGTCGATTTCATTACCTATCTTCTGTGCGGACCACAAATCGGTGGCTGTAGTACTAACATCGTTAATTACTCTATGCAAAGTAACATCATTTACATGAGTTCTAATTTCTTGTCCAGTAACATATACACCGCTAACTGTTGTAACCAAACGAGCAACTCTTCCGTCTGTAAGCTCTGTTTGTCTTACTCTACCATATACTGAACCATCTGGGACATCATCGAGATCTGAAATACCTCCTGATACATCTATCCAAGAAGAACCATCATCAACATAAGTTGCATCTGTATCTGAAGCATGAAAAAGTCTACCTGAAACCCCAGCACTTGGTCTATTAACAAACGTATCTACTATTACCCCACCAACTAAATGTGCATTTGACCCATCAGAAACAAAAACCTCTTTGGTATCTGTTGTAAATCCGATCTCTCCGCTAACCATGGGGGTTGCCCCACTCATCAAAGAGTCTAATTGTACTTTTGTTCCGCGTCTTAATCTAATTTTAACTGCCATATCTAAAAACCCCCTTTATTAATTAAAAGTAACCACCATCTATTATTCCACTACACACAACACCGGTTTCAGAGCTGTTGACAAATAATAATTTTTTTGCATGTCCAATATAAGAATTAAATGTATCATCCAATTCAATAAGACTGTCTGGTTTAGCGTCTACCTGGTCTTGAAGTACCCCAGAAGTTGTTGAAACCTTATCATCCACATACAAACGTGTGGTTAAATGGTCTTGCTTAGTAGGGTAAACACCGCTAATAACAGTATTTAAACGAAGCTCAGACGACGTATCATCCCACCATACATCTGAGTCAATACCTAATTGAACTACTCCAGAAACTGTTAATGTACCAGAAACTACTAAATTATCATGGGTTAACCCCCTATGTTCTCCTTCAGATAATACATCTGGGTCGCCTAATTGATTTTCTCTTAAAAAACTTCTTGCCATTATCCCTTTCTCCAAATAAGTTTAAATTCCAGGATCAAATCCTGGGTCAAATCTTATTGTATCTGCTTCTATAGCCAACCCTATACACTGCTTCCTGTGCCCGTCATTAGGCCTAATTTTAGTCAAAGCCCCTTTAACAGTCGAAACATATATAAGATCTCCGGGAGTCCAACTCCATTCGCCTTTTCTAATGATCCCTTTCCATAAAATCTTTTTAATTTCTCCATCTCCTGACTCTAATGCCAAAGCAGCACAAGGCATCTGTGTAGTCCCACTTACTGCTGTACAAGTTCCCCATTTACCATCCGGCCTCATGTATAACGGAGTACTGAATCCGTCCCCAGCCGATGGAGAATTATCAAACACAAACATCTCAGAAGCATCACCACTATGTCCTCTAACGTACCCTCCAGATACTGTAGTACTATGTGGAGTAGTTTCGAGCATAATGAGGTTACTCCCAACCCCTAGATTTCCTCTGAGCTCAGGACTCAAATCATCAGACAACTCAGTAATACCAGTCCCACCACCTAAAGTACCAGCACCTGAGAGCGTTGCTCGCCAATTAAGATAATAGTTATCTGAGTCTATATTACCTGAAAATTCTACAGTGAATCCATCAATCGTTTTGTCTCTAAGCAGTGTTGGATAAATTGAAGGCGTAAGATCTATTGTATTTTCTAACCCAACTGTTAAAACATACTGATCACTAGTAAATGCACGATCAAAATTTACTGTAGTTGAGTAAGCTCCATTTACTATACTTGTGGATATCCCTTCTTGTGCTTCCCCATCAGGTAGTACAAATTCTACCCCATCACCAGTAGAATTAATCTTAACATAATGATTCTCGAAACCAGAATAAGTAGTTGGAGTATCTGTCAGTGTAATAAAATTAGTAAAACCTTGTTCAAAATCTATGAATGATAAACCTGTTTCAGACCCATTTACACTTACTAATTTTCCTGCATGAGAGGAATAACCTGGCGGGGTATCTTCTAAATCAGTAAAATCAAAGCTGAATCCATCATCAGCGTAATTACTAATTTCATAATTAGCTCTAAGGACTGCTCCGTCATCTGGTCTAATATAAACAAAAGTAATCTCTTTAAGGCCTGTTTCTGTAAAATCAGCAGGACTAGTGAGGGTCTGACCATTATAAACAATTTCTATACGTCCAGGAGTATATGCGTAAGAGGTAGAAAAAGCCCCGTTTACACTATCTGTTTCGCCAATAAGCGTATCAGATAGTATAACTCTGCACGAACCTTGTCCTCCAGTCCTCCTTAAAATTATCATACTAGCTTATCTCCACAAAAAATGGCTGGGAATATACACAAAACTGTCGTAGCCCTACAAGATCGCAAGTAGTACACCAATTCAGCGAATTCTCAACCATTTTTTTTTTCAATCCCTTATAATTCAATTTTTTTGTTACATCTTATTTTTTCTCTACGGTATCAGCCTGCTCTGTAGGAGTCTTGTCCTTCAACTCCGCACGACGCTCTGCTTGTACTTCCCTATCCGCCTTAAGCTTATTCATAGTTTCCTGTCTAGCAACATCTCGCTCAGCAGCAGCTACCATATTTTCTATTAATTCCATAATAATTTGTTCGTTTGATTTCAATTGTGCAATCTCACCCTGTAACAAATGTAAATGTTTGATTTTCTTTTCAATATCGTTTCTAAAACGCTCTACTAAAGATACAACAAACCCGACCTCTTCCTTAGTAATAATCTTTTTTTCTTCAGCATTTATAACGACATTTCTAAATTTGTTACGCTCAACTCTATCGTTTAACATAATCCTTTTCCCCCAACCCATAAATTTTGTAATAATAAAATACACTACAGTACGCAGTGCACATAGTCCTATATTTCTAATATTTCCTATTTATATATATATATATATAATAAAAAAGGGGGTATTTTTTACACCCCCTTAGTGTTTATTAAACTTGGTTATATGGACTCCAAACATCATCAACACTTTTCACGTATATATTAAAACGGTATACTCCTTCCCCAGAAAATGTAGTAACTCCTTCAATATCAGTGTCAGTCAAGTTAGTTTTAATAGAAAGATGTCTAGTAGTATTACCAGACTTTACTAAATAACCTGTACCAACATTATCGCCACCAACCTCCATTCTATAAGCTCCAGAAGCAGAGGATTGCCATCTCACAACAGAAGTATCGAATCCAGTAAGTATTTGATCGTCATATATTATATCTCTGGAAACATTACCTATTGTAATTGCAGCAACAATACCAGACAAGAAGTCTACATTATTACCAGTTGGAGATATGTAACCGCCTTGAAATGAGAAGTCTACATCATTCCCTAATGGTGGTGTATATGCCATAAATTATACCTCCTTAAGTCCTAACCTGAAAAATAAGGTTAGAATATTGGTAAATATCAAAACTAAATACAACATGTGTTGCATCAGTTTCAGAATAGTCTTTATCATCATTTATTCCGTTCAGTCCAGTACTTGCTGCAAGAAGCTGGCCATCTAGATAAACATCCATATTAGCTCCCTGTTGGTCACTATCTGAGTTTGGTGTATAAGAAACCCCTACGGGTAACTGGTAAGGTGACCCTTCGGATATATTACTTGCAACAACTACAACATATTTTTCAGCTACACCAGAATAAACTTCTTGAGATAACAAATACATATTACTATCTAATGCATCTAGTGAGTCTGTAATAAGCTGTCCGCTTGAAATATAATTTCCAGTGTATAATCTATCTCCAAATTCGTCATTAAGTACATCAATTCCATCTCTAAGACTCGACTCGTCAGTTATTATAGTTAACCCTGAAACACTTGTCCAAACAGGAGTAACCTCATTATTAGAAGCACCAGTATAAGACCATAAATCAGAAACCTGGTCTACAATAGCTGCATCTCCCTCCCACGAGTTAATAAAATCTGTTCTAACCCACTCATGCTCATCAACTTCCGACATAACTTTACGATAGGGATAAACAATCAAAATAGAACTAGGATCTCCAGGAACAGTTGTATAGGCACCTGTATCTGTGTAAAACTTCACATAAACATCAGTACCAACACCAACACCGCTATAGTCAGCACCATCGTGAAACTTAGCATAAACTATATTCCCACTGGCATCCCTAAATTCTGAACCAGTTTCCATATTAATAAGATCTATTCCAACTATTTTATCATCAGCACCTTCATCATGATAAGAGCCATTATTTACTGTAGAAGCAAAAATAGGAATACCACGACGATCAGCAGGAGTTGCATAACCTAAAGTATTATTTAGTAAAAAACCAACATCTCCTGAAGTTATACTAAACCCGTTACCAGAATTTGAATCATTTACTGCAATAAGAATAGTCTTAGAATCTAGAGTCTTTCCCGAAATAGAAGATAAGGTAACTTGATTATTTTCTACACCAACACCGTCTGTGTCTTCTGGATCAAACATAGTTGGAGTATTGCTAAACCAGTCACTTGTGCCTTTACACTGTTTTACCAATGTTCTAAGAATATTTAAATCATACTCTAATACTGAATTAGAAGTTCCTGAAAATGTAGAAGTTATTGGTTCTGCTACTACACTGTCATTAACCCCAGAAACAGTATCTATGTAATTATACGTTCTATGTATTTGCTCATATTGCCTAAATAAACTTCTAGCACCGGATATAGTAGCCATACCCTGAACTTGTAAATCAGGATCAGTAAAATAATAGTCATCAACATTGCCTTCAAAAATAGCAGTTCCAGCTGATGAAATGTCAAGATTAAATTCTGCTATACCATTTGCTCCAGTAGAAACCGGCATAGACTCCTGAAATGTACCAATAATATCACCACTTCCAGAAAGAGTTACTGGAGCACTCTCTACTGGTTCACCATTTGTATCTTGCACATAAACTTTAATAGTGTTAGTATCACCAATATACCCACCAGTTTGTGAGTCATTAGTAAATTCTACCTCCTGTATAGTACAAAACCCATAAGTAGAAAATTTATATGCATCGAATGTTAAAGTTTTAGTAGCAGAAACCCAATTTACATTAGAAATTCTACCGGCATTTTCACCACTAACAGTAGTTTTTATTGTTTGGTCGAATGTAGTAAGAGTATCATACCCATCACCATAAGCTACCTTAATTAAAGGTGTTTCTGCTGATTCTAAAACTTTAGTAATTGTTACGTAATTTACTGCATCAAGGCCAATAACCCGACCAATCTCGCTAGAAGGATTAATATAAATAGTTTCTGGTTCTAATCTTAATCCAGAAAAATCTCGCCCACTAAACTCTAATTGATCTAAATTATTTTTATTAAATTCAACCTTAGTACTATATGTATCATTTTTCAATACATTTACTGAGGCAGAATCAAACTCCAACTCAACAAAATCCGTTTCCCACTCTACAGTTTCATTAATTACGGGGTCCACAAAACCAAACGTAACAGCATTTGATTGAATAACCTCAGTTTCAGGTATTCCAGAAGTTGAGGTATCTCTGAACTTTACATAAGCGTATTGTGGATCGTTATGTCTAGCAAGTTGTATATCTCTAGTGTTTACATAAGTATTCCACACAGCACCAGAAACAGTGACAATACCTTCCCCATCCACTAATTCGACTCCCCACATTTTATAATGCGTTGGTGTGAAATCAGAACCAGCGTAAAGAGAAGCATTAACAGACAACCCATTAACTACTGAAGCACCATAATGCAGCTCCACTTCAGCGGGTGATGAAACGGCAGTACTTTTATATTGTAAATTAAAATTATTTGCCATAATTCATAAGTTTTACAGCAAAAAAACCCACGACTTTAGTCATGAGAGAAATTGCCATTCCTCCTTTCTATTAATAATGTTTTCCTAAACTTTTAATTATTGACGTACTATATAAGTAATATTACGTCCAGCCTGGATATTAAATCTAAATGTTATCTGTGTACTGGATGCCTCAGCATAATCACGATCTGCGTTAGCACCAGCTACTCCAGTGTCTGCAGCAAGTAATTGACCGTCGACATAGATATCCATATTTTTACCCTCACGTCCAGCAGAACTTTCAGGTGTATAAGTACCAATAGCTACTGGAATTGTATGGGAGGTATTCTTTGTTATAGCACCAGCCACTGATTCCACATATTTTTCACCAACACCTGCATCAACACTATCAGCGATATCTTTCAACTCCTGATCCAAAGTGTCCAAAGCAGTAGAAATAACTGAACCGCTGGTAATATAATTCTCTTCAGAGAACATGCGATCACCAACACCAGTATTGATTGTATCTACAGCTACTTTTAAATTCGATGGGTCAGCTTGAAGTAAGTAAGAAGCAGAAGTGTTTGTCCAAGTACCTGCTGTAGTATCAATATTGTTACCAGCACCAGTGTAACTCCATACATTCTGAATATCTTCAATTAACTCAATATCACCCTCCCAGGATGAGATAAAGTCAGTTCTTAACCATTCATGTTCCTGCATATCAGACAGTTTTTTACGTACTGGATAAACAAACATAATATTTGTTACTGTGCCTGAAACTGTAGACATATCCACTGGAACCTCGTTAGCGTAAAAACGGGCAAAAGCGTCTGTGTTCTCACCAGTTCCACCAAAATCTGCACCATCATGGAACTTAGCATATACTACATCACCGCCATTTGTTACGAACTCAGAATCTGTAGCAGTATTAATTATATCTATACGACATACATTATTATCACCAGCCTCATCATAATAAGAACCGTTATTTGCTGTAGAAGCAAAAATCGGAAGTCCTGTACGATTCGCCGGATCAGCATAATTAGTAGTTATTGGAGCAAGTAATACACCATTAGATGTTCCAGAAACCGTATAACCACTACCTGAATTATCATCACTAACAGCAACTATAATGGTATTAGCATCAAGTGTGTTATTAGCTATATTAACCAGCGTGGTGTCTTTATTTTCAGCATTACCTGCGTCTGTGTCAGTAGGATCAAAATATTTCGGCGGAGCATCAAACCAATTACCTGCCGCGTCACCATGTTTTATTTGTTTCATCAAAGTACGAATTACATTAGTATCTTCTTCTAAAGAACCAGAAATAGTAGGCTCTGCAACAGCAGATAAATTAACGTCAGCAACAGTGTCATCATACGTAGCTGCACGTCTAATCTGTTCTAATTGTCTCAGCAAACTTCTAGCCATTGTTTATTCTCCTATTATATTAAAATTTGTATAATTTAACGACCAACTTGCAACTCTTTAATACGTTTTCTTATAATTCTACAAAGACTGTCCTTACCAGAAAGCTGGTTAGCTTCCTGTAGAGCATATTTTAGTAAACTTAAATCCATTATCTTTGGTAAAACTTCACGTCCTTTACGAACAGACAACTCAACAACGTGTGACACCTCCATTTTTTTAGGAACTAGTGGGGCTACGTTATCCAAACCAATTTCTTTAGATTTACCATTTATTTTTTGTTCGACTTTAACGTCTTTCGCTTCATCCTCCTCTTGTTGTAATACAATTCTCCATCTTTTTGAGTCTTTTAGCTTAACGTTACGAAGCCATTGAACAAAATCCTCTCCCTCTCTGATATCATATTTTACACCGTATTGCTCGTAAAGCTCTTCTATCGGAACCTCTGCACCTGGACCAATAGACCTCTTCATTGCATGCATCCACATTGGTGAAATATTCTTAACATAACCTTCCATAACCATAATAACTTCTCCTTTTCAGTAAGTTTAAACCTTGTCCGTTTCATGCGGTATGTTTAGTGTAACCTATCCATAACATTATGGAATAAATTGGATAATCTATGTAAGACCAGCCCTATTATAAACACATCTACTCCAAAACCGATGAAATTTATGTCGCTTAACAACAAAAAAGCAATAAATACTCCTGACCAAACTGAAAAACAATAACCACAATCAAGTAGATCATGTAGATATTTAAAAAACTTATTGTTATGTCCAAACTCAAATATCTTTTTCCTAAAAGGATTAAAGATGGCTGATTTTGTTACAATTTCAGTAAAAGCTTCAGTAAGCACTATTGCTAATAAAAATTTAAAAAATAAAACCATATTAAAAACCCAATAGTAACAACTAAAATTAGTTTACGTGATTACAATTTAAAAGTTTACGTGATTACAATTTAAAATTAACTTAAGCTCTTCTATCTATACATAAGTCAGTTTATTAGTAAAGAGTAAACACTGCAAAATTAGTTTATATGATAAGTATAAGTTCTATGCCCACAATCCCAAATCCTATCATACCCTTGTTCCTGTCGCAATTCTAATTCCGTTTTCCCAGTTAAACGCTCTTTGGGAGTTTTTCTCAGAGACATATTCCTATACCGGACCCCATTTTTAAAGTAATGTGGAGTATACTTAGTATATGTTAATAAGCTAAATCCCAATATTTCGTAAATAGGATTAAATATATTAGCATACCTCATATCACAATAAGATTTTATCTCAGTGTATCCTTCTTCCTTTGCAAACTCAATTGCTCTTTTAAACAATTTACTTGCTCCCCCAACCACACTTATACCTGGAAGAAAACACAAACGCTTTAATTCCAACACATCTTCTTTAGACGTATGTTTCCTTATAATGTTACCAACACTACAAACACCAGATAGACTACCATTATAAAACAAACCCCAACGTTTCTTCGCAGTGGATCTTCCTTGTAAATGATTCGCAATAAAAAAATCATTTGCTTCCTTACTTTCAATAGGCTTTATAGTACATTTTCTAGCGTATATTATATTTTTAGTAACACCTAAAGCCTGCTTTATTCTAGACATTATTACATCAAAATTATTATAAAGCTCATCCTCGAATATAGTTATAAGTCTTATTCCTTTTTTACAGCAACTTGTCATTTTGTTATAATGATAATCACGTTCCACACCATTAGCAGTATCAGAATGCCAATATAAACCACACACCTCTACAGCCAGATTATGGTCTGGAAAATATAAATCAAGTTCTTTTGGGCGTATTTGTGTACGATCGTTGTAAATTACTTCTAGATCTGGAAAATTCGAGTCTATAAAATCACGGATTTTCTGTTCTGGTTTAGAAACATAATTATTTTTAACATAACAACTGTAACATCTATTTTTATTATCTTTAAAATTATGAAATGTAGTTTGCCACTCATGGCCATTAGGGCACTTTACCAATAATTTACCTCTATGTGAATTTATGTAGTTAGAAGAATCTAAAAGTTCATAATTATTGGAATTTAAAAATAATTCTACGTTTTTTAAGTTGTCTAGTCTAGCCAATGCTCGCTTTACTGCCCTAGCTTCTTTACGCAATTTATTTCTTTTTTCTTCAATAACAACACTATTAATTTTCTTTCTGTATCTCTCACACTCAATTGTTCCGCAGTATTTCTGTTTTGAATAGCATGTTATAAATTCTGTACCGCAAGCTAAACATTTCCTATTGTATTGAACATGCCCGTTACGTTTTCTATTCTTGACTCTCCACTGTGATTTATCCCTTATAGCTTTAGCTTTTTCTTTACAAGCATCACAATATTTTTGATTTCCAGATGTCGGAGTAAAAACCACACCACACCCTAACATCGCACATTTCTTATTTTTATACTTACGTTTTTTATTGATTTTTTCTGTCAAACATAATAAACTCATATAATAACTATTTCTCCTTAACATGGACTTGCTTTAGATATATTAACAGTGGAACAATCACCGATATGCCCATATTTATAATGACAATTAACACAGCAGGCAACCCCATTATCTGGGTCTAAAGCAAAGAACGGTTCAAGCTTTTTCGGACGCTCATGGTGTGCATGTTTAGCTGGTTCACCACAATACTCACATTTAAATCCGGCCCTCTTAATTACTTCCGCAGACCAAACACTAAGCTGTACACTAGTAAAATATTTATTTTGTTTACTACTCGTATCACTACGGTGTTCGTGTTTATTAAATATAGAACAACTATGTTTACAAACATCAGAACAATAGAGTCTGCACTCCCTATCTATATTACCCTTTATATATTGAGCTCTGCCCTCTACAGAAGTTCTTCCTGGGACAAACCAATTATTGCAATTAGCACATCTAACCTCTAGAACCCCGTTAATATTTCTAACAACTTCTATTGGAACTAACTGCTTGGCGTAAGTATCGAATAAAGGTATATTCTTCTTTACAACACCACCTTTAGACATTCTCTTTGCTATAGCAACACACTCTGAAGACGATCGTTTTAACCCAGATAAAGACAAAGAAATTTTATCTCTTACACTTTTTAATTTACTGGAACATACAATACTACATACATTTGTAGGGTAAGTCATCCGCATAAAAAAAGACTGACCACATACACTACATTCTAGTTTAAATTTATAATAAAGATTCTTTCTCCTAAACACGTCTCTAGTATAAATATAGGAAAATTGATCTATATCTTCTAAACAATCTTCAGTAATCAAAATTTTCATGTATAACAAATCCCCCTACCTCTTTACTGGTTAGTTTATAAATCTGTAGAAAGGGAAAGGGAAGTAATTTAAACATTCAACAAAAAATGGTATTTTACGGCTAATGTAAATAAATACACAGCCGCAAAATCCATCTTTATGGTAAGTCGTATAAAAACAACTATAGTAAATTATAAAAAATAACTATTATCTATAAGGTACTGTTATTTATAGATTTATAGACTTCTATCTATAATACCCATACCAAGCATTCTACTGTCTAAACAGGCAAATCCAAGCTCAGCCCATCCAAAGAAACCCTGTTTTTGTACTCTAAGTAACGTTGGATCATCATAAGCTTCGAACTCTTTCCTAATAGGCATAACAAGTGAATCGTTTTCTGTAAGATCAAAACCGATAACCTGAGTTTCACCTAAAGTATTGACAGTACCATCAGCATTAGTTACATTCGGGTTTTCTAGAGTATAAGCATTAAACTCTTCAGAACCGTCGGCAATGAACTTACCGTAAGCAGAAGTACTGCCATTAACGTTATACAAACCAGTTGCTCCAAGATGCTGAATCTCTTCAAGACTTACATTCCAAATAGAACCCATACCAGAAGCCTGAAAAATCTCTCTACGGGTTACTGGATCTATATCTGTCCTCTTCTTCCATCATAAAATGGACTATCAAATTTCTTTAATAGTGCTGCATATTACTATGCAGAGGAGACTATATCATCGCCCTTATATATAGGGCGGTTAGTACTAAAAAATTTATTATAATGTTTAATTTTGTAGCCCATACAACCTACTAATTCAACAAAAGGTTTTATCCTGTCAATAAAATTATAAATAGAACTCATCTTACCTGTGGATAAATGGAAATACTGTTTATCCATAGTAATATTAAAATCAACCCCAAAGGTACTAAAATACTCTTTCATGATCACATGCTCATCATAATTAAAACCTGAAGTATGTAATCTCAATTTTAAAGCTCTAATTTCACCATCAGGCTTAAAACTATGTGGAATTAAACTTCCATCATCCATAAACCATATAGCCAGACCTAAATCTGTAAGCCTATTTAATAATTTTCTATCAACAATCTTTCTACCTGAGCTGTAAAATTTTCTATATAAATAAATCAAATTTCTAGTAGAACTAACCAAAGATGTTTTTTTATAATATATAAACCCTTCGTCTTCTTTGGAACGATCTTTAATTAGTTTACAAAACTTAATATAAGCCCTTAGTATCGATTCTTTCCATAATAAATAATTTAATTGTTTTCCACAATGAGTAACATCTAACTGAACACGACTATTCTTCAATATACTCACCCTATTATTCTCTGCCTTTTTCAAAACGTAACGTCGCATAGATGCATCTCCAAGCAACATACCTATAATAGCACTATTTGCTTGATGCTTTGACTGAACAACTAAATTATTTTTTCTATCTAAACTTAAACCTTTTTCATCATTAAACATTTTATAACAAATTCCTATAGTCGTTACACCTTCTTGTTATGCACAAGCTTGGCTCGGTATTACCCTTCTCGATCCAAAGAATAGGGCTTCCACCGAATTCACTAACTTTTCACCTACTCGTTTCCAAATAGGGGGACTACTTTTGTAATCCGTCCATTCCCTTATATCCGCTGCCATTCTGTTACTTTTATGACCTAAATTTCTTTAGGCGGGGGAAATTCTTCGACTTCCCCTCTCATAGTTTCCTATGAGTTCAGACTATATCATCACCCCATAATTGGGGGAAGAACGTATAGTCGTTGAGGCTCCTCATTAAAAGTTGCCTGCTGATTGCCCAATCTAAACTATTTTTACATATCAGTAAGTTTAGTTCTAAGGGGTTTCCAGCATATAGTTCTTTTTTCATCACTCACTTACGTGAGTACGGGACACTGCAGTAGTTTTAATACTATTTAAATTTTTATTAACATACTGCGTCATTCTATCCTCAGGGGATACATAAAGGTCTGTCAATGTTCTACCAATTCTCTTAAAACCAACAATCATTTTGTTAATAAGTTCTTTAGAAAGATAACCAGCACCAGTAGATGATGGCTGAATTTCATAAATCGGGGCTGGCCTTGACCCCAAGAGCCCTTTACCTGAAAATGAAGATGTGGCGGCGGGCATAATTACCCTCCATCCGCTTCACTGTTACTTTTATGACCTGAAATATTACTCCTTTTCAGGCGGCCAAGAATTTCTTCTTGACTCTGCATATCTCCATGCAGGACAGAACATACCATCTACTCTTTATTGAGTAGCCGTTTGGTGTTCGTTGAGAACTGGAGAAACTTTATGATGCATACATAACGGTAATACTTCTTTCATTTTACAAAAAAAATCTAAGTCCTTTGTTATTCTTGTAAATACTACCCTGTACCTATCTACCTTCTCTTTTCTAACAGTTATTCTACTATTATAAAATTTAGAACACACGTCAGCCAAAAAGTAAACTTCATCTTTAGTAAAATTATCAGTACATATTCTAATACTATTTTCACAAAAATTACCATCGTCACCTATCAAAACTGCCAACGCTATCAAATCAAAATGATTTTCTATAAATTCTTTTGGTAAAACCTTTATTTTATCTTTATAAAATAAACCATGTAATTTAGTTATATATGGGTGACTTCCAGTGGTCATAGCACACACCTTCTGTATATTATAATACTTCTTACCACCACGCCCATCAGGCATTAATGCTTTTTTTCCTCTATCTGTTTCCCACATATTAGCAGTTGTAAACGGTTTTAAATTTTTGTGTTTCCATCGTAACCATTCGATCTGGCCGACAGCATGATCTTCCCTAAACAAAGCATTTTTTAAGTTAGACCTTTTTTCTATATGACCGTCACCAATAACACTACCTATTAATAAACTTTTCTGAAATGCAGAAAAATCTGTATTTCTAAGTCCACTATAGATATGTTTAGGTGTATCAAACTTAATCTCATGTTTCTTTAATGACGCCATAATAGTTTGTACTGATTCTCTCAATAAAGCTGCTGTTTCAAACACATTACCGTTGTATATATTATCTAATATCTCTTTTTCTATTATCATAAAAATCTCCATTTCTGCTGATTTTCTCTATTTACAAGATTTTTACTGTCTAATGACTAGTACTTGTAACCTAACAAGATGTTCCAGCATATTCACGGTTTGCTTAGTATATCGCTATACTAAGGAGCACGTTTTATACTCTTCTTCATAGTTGGCCAAATCCTTAGCCGCACGTGCGGCCGCTCTCTGTGCAATATCTATACGAGAATCTCTCGCATAACTAAT